ATGAATATTAATGTAAATAAAGAATATCTACTTAACACGCTAAAAGAGATATTACAGGAAAATAGTCCAACAGGATTTTGCTTTGAAATAATTGATAAAATAGAAACAATTGTTAGTGGATTTGGTTATTCATTTGAAAGAAACAATAAAGGATGTGGAATAATTACAATTGAAGGTAAAGAAAATAGTAAGACTATAGGATTATCAGCTCATGTAGATACTCTTGGATGTATGGTAAGATCTATTACAGAAAGCGGAAAACTTAAATTTACACTTTTAGGAGGCCCCCTTGTTCCAACTCTTGATGGAGAATACTGCAATATAAGAACTCGTGAAGGAAAGATTTATAGTGGAACTTTTTTAAGTACTAGTCCTGCAGCCCATGTATTTGAAGATGCAAAGAGCAAAAAAAGAGATCCAGAAAACATGGAAATAAGAATAGATGAAGTTGTATCGTCTAAAAAAGATGTAATTGATCTTGGAATAAGACCGGGAGATTTTGTGTTTATAGATCCTAAACCTGTAATAACAGAAAGTGGCTTTGTAAAATCAAGATTTATTGATGATAAAGGAAGTGTCGCTTGTCTATTAACTATTCTTGAAATGTTCAAAAAGAATAATGTAATTCCAGATTATACAACTAAAATAATTATTTCTACATATGAGGAAGTAGGTCATGGAGCATCATCTATACCAAAAGATATAACAGAAATAATAAGTGTTGACATGGGATGTATTGGAGATGACTTAAGCTGCAGTGAATATGACGTTTCAATATGCGCTAAGGATTCTGGAGGGCCATATGATTATAATATGGTAACTGACCTTGTGAATTTAGCAGAAGCTAATAAGTTAAATTATGCAGTTGATATATATCCATTCTATGGATCAGATGTTGGAGCAGCTCTTAGAGGCGGAAACGATATACGTGGAGCTCTTATAGGACCAGGTGTTTCAGCTTCTCATGGTATGGAAAGAACTCATTATAAAGCACTTGAAAATACAGTTAAACTCATTTATCATTACTTGACAAAGGAAACATTAAGATAAGTAAAAATAAATTCGTCAAAAATTTCGTCAAAAATAAATTTTAAAAAATTTTCGAGATTTTTTCAGTAGCTTTATTTAACATCTCATCAGTAACATGGCTATAGGTTTTTAAGGTTTGTTGAACATCATGACCTAATAGCTGTGCTGCTGTCTTAAAATCAATACCATTACCAATTAATAAAGTTGCATATGTGTGTCTTAACTCATGAATTGATATTCCAGCAATATCATTTAGAATAGGGTTCAAAAATTTCTTGATCGAACCTCCAGTACAAGGAATAATTCTATTATTTATGTCTGGTATAGCGACTTTTCTGTATTCTAGTAATTCTTTTACAGTAGGAGCGGGTACTGGAACTATTCTGTATGATTTTTTACTTTTTAATGCACCAAAATCATGTGTTTTAGTTTTCTTATTAACTTTCCATTGTTTATTAACTTTTAAAGTATTATTCTTAAAATCTATATCTCCCCAAGTCAAACCTAATATTTCACCACATCTTAACCCACAAGTTCCAGCAATTAATGCTGCAATGTAATAACGACCATTCTTCTTAGATTTCAATTCTATAAGCAAATCATCTAATTCTTGTTTCGTTAATGCTTTTTTTGATGATTCAATTTTGTCATTGGGAAGCTGAACATTTTTAAATAGTTCATAACTTGAATCATAGTTTTCAATATAGTATTTTAATAATAACTTTATGCGATTAACATAAGTATTAATAGTTTTAGATTGTATTTTTTCACTTTTAAAGATATCATCAACTGTTTTCTGGATGTGTAACTTTTTTATATCTTTAACTTTTAAAGTATTTAAACTTTTAAATTTATTAAATGAATATTGATAAGCATTGATAGTGTTATTTTCTCTATATAAAGATATATGATCTATATATAGTTTAGATAATTCTTTAAAAGTAATAGAATCATAATTAGTATCTAAAATAGAATTTTTATTTCTTAATTGATGTTTTAATTCTTTTAACATTTTTTCTGCTGCTGGTTTGGCGTCAGATTTAGTTCTAAAGCCCTGTTTACTTTTTTGCTTCCATTTATTATCTAATTTATAACTGATTATAAATTGCCATCCTTTATCTTTTTGTCTATAGGTAATATTGTATTCTAAATTCATCAAATCAACTCCGATTCATTAATTAATTTATTAAAATCTGTTAATTACTCTTTAGAACCTTTTGCATCTTAATTGATATTATGCAATTATCTTTATAATTTATATGAATATATCTCAATTTAGAATAAAGTTCTGTGTATTTTTCTTCAGTTTCAATAGACTCAAATTTGATATTTATCACCTCCTTTCAGTACATATGTTCTTTTTAAATGTAAAGAATATTGCTTATTAGGGGGCTTCAAGGGTTCTATAATTTAATGAACCATTATTACTGTAATCTCTTATGAAATAAAAGCAAGGTTCAAATTGTAAATAACAAGTACCAACTTGTATTCCAGTTCCATATTTTTTTTTCCAATTTTCTAATATATCGAAAAATGTTTCAACAGATACATGAACATATTCAGCAATTTCATGCATAGCGAAAGCATTGTTCCTTATTGCTTCAACTACATCATTTGGCTCGACAATTATATTAAAACCTTCACGTCGTGCTACATTCTCTAATTTTCTATTGATTACACTATTTTGATTCAATATATTTCCATGAGTAGTTTTATAATGTCCTAGTTCTTCAGCTAAAACTTCATACTTATCTATTTCTGACATTCTGCTATTAATGTATATTATATTATTCAAACATCTGCCACTTTTTTTATCAGTGCCAAAGTCAATTTCTCTAACTTCAGCACCTAAATTTTCTGCTTTAACAATTAGCTTTTCATATTCTGTCATTAACAACGCCTCATCTGTTATTTACTATTTCGTTTGTTTATATCAGCTAAAATTCTTCTATCAGCTTCAGATATTTCATCATCTGTTAAATTGTCATTATGAGCAGCAACTGTTTCAAAATCATCATATGTTATTTTCTTATTGTTAAGTTCAACCATATTATCTTTAGTTGCTGTTATTTCATCAGTAATAGTATTTAAATATCTATTTATTTCTGTAAGTTCAGCAACTCTTTTATTAGCTTCTTTTTTGCCTAATGCATTTAATTTATTGTAGTTTTCTAATAATGTTGTTTCTTCTTTAGATAATTTATTAAAGTTATACGATTCCTCTTTTTCTAATCCTAGTAGATAATCTAAAGTTACATTGAAATATTTTGTTAATATTCTTGCATTGGCTAAAGACGGTTCAGCTTTTCCGTTTTCCCATTTAGATATAGTACTCTTAGCGATAGAAACATCATAAACATTATTTAAATCTTCGCACATCTTATCCATAGATATTTGTTTTTGTTCTCTAAGTCCTTTTAATATATATTTCATTTCAATCATAATAACACCTCGTTGACTTTCATATATTGAAATTATAGCACTAATGTTTTTCTTTGTGAACAATTTTTTGAAAATATTTATAAAAAGTTGTTGACATAGAAACAAAAAGAGAATATATTATAGACAAGGAGTTTCCGAAACGCCAACAAAATGACAAAGGAAGTGATTAAATGTTGCAAATGAGAGAACCATATTATAAGTTTAAGGGGTATTTAGCTGAAAATAATATACAACAAAAGGAAATAGCTAAAATGTTAGATATTTCTCAAGCTACATTCAGCAAAAAGTTAAATGGAAAAAGTGGAGACTTTACTATCCAAGATTTAAAGAAAATATGTACAAGATTAAAAATCGAAGCAGAAATTTTTTTTAATAATTAAGTTTCCAAAACGCTAACAAAGAAAGAAGGGAAAGCATGAATAATTTGATGATTTTTGAAAACAAACAAGTAGAAGTATTTGAATGGAAAGGACAAGTTTTATTTAATCCAAAGCATGTTGCAGATTGCCTTGACATTTCAGATGTTAATAGTAGCATTAGAAATTTCAATGATAATCAAGTTGTTAAATTAACAAATTCTAAAATGCACAATATGCAGTTTAGAAAATTACACAACACAGGAGAAAATTTCTTGACTGAAAGTGGAGTGTACAAGTTAATATTTAAATCTAAAAAGGCGGAAGCAGAAAGATTTCAAGATTGGGTTACAGATGAAGTTTTACCACATATAAGAAAAACAGGATCTTATCAAATTCCTAAAATGTCAAAAGAACTTGAAGCAATTCTTATGATTGATGGCAAGCAACAGAAGATGGATGAGAGAATAACAAAGTTGGAAAATAATACAACAATAGATTATTCACAGCAAGAAGATTTGAGGGAATTAGCTAATAAAAAGATTGTTGCAATTTTAGGCGGAACAGATGCACCAGCTTATAGAGAACTTAATAAAAAAGTGTTTAGCAACTTTTGGAGAGATTATAAAAGAAAGCTTAATGTTAATTCATACAAGAATACATTAGTTAAAGATTATGACATAGGTAGACAAGCTATTATAAATTGGAATCCTAGTAAAGAAGTCAAATTTATGATAGATGGTTGCAATGCTCAAATAAGAATGTAGGAGGAATAGGTTATGGAAAAGACTCTGTTTTCTAGAAAGGACTTAATGGAACGATGGGGAGTTAGTTATCAGAGCATTGTCAATTATGAAAACAATGGGATATTAACTAGAAATCCTAAGTTTGATAATCCAATGTATTATTTAGAAGAAATTTTAAAGATAGAATCTCTTACTGGAGAACTCAATCCATTATCACCATTAGAAAGACGAAGATTAGAAAGAAGAATTGAAGAATTAGAGAAAGAAAGAGATTTATGGAAAGGTAAAGTTGACATTATAAAAACAGCATTAGTTTAACATAATAAATAAAAAGTAATTCTTTAAGATATAAAAGTATCCCAAATTTAAATATATATTAGAAATATTGAAAAACTAAATATGAAAATACAATTTAAGACTTATTTTCTATCAATATTTAATTATTTTGGAGGAGTTAATATGGGTAAGCTAAAAGAATCTGACTGGGAATTTATATCAGATAACGAACCTGATGAAGAAACAATAGAAGAATTTCATAGAAGTTTAGCTCAAGACTATATTGATATGTATGGTGTTGATAATATGAAAAGAGTTTTAGAAATGGTTAAACAGAAAAATGCATAAGATAACAGGCTGAATAGCCTTAGATATTAGCTTAACATAATAAATAAAAATCAAGGAGGACAACCATGGACAAGATTTTAGAATTAGAAAAAAGGATTGCTGACCTTGAAGATCAAGTTCAAAATCAGCAAAAAGAATTTTATAAAGCATTAGCATTTTTGTTTGATAGGTCTGAATACAAAGAATTAATCAAACAAGGGAAATGTGATTATCCTAAAATGCTTACAGATGCTTTAAAAGAAACTTTTAATATTTAACGACCGTATTCAGCTTCTTCTTTAAGGAACTCAAACAGTAAACGAGAAGAAACTTCTAAAGAAATATTAGCAATTTTTCGTTCTTCATCAGTTTTGAATAATACATCAAATTCTTTAGAAACAGATTGCTGATATTTATCAATAATTTTAAGTTTTCTCTCAAATCGTTCATCTATGGAAGTACCAATTTTTATGGATTCGGTTTTAGAGAACATAAAAACACCATCCTTTCAAACATATTTCAGCTTGGCAGAGCTGATAAGTTAATTATATGAAAGTTAGGTAAGAATAACAAATTAAATAGGAGGATATTATGAACAATAAACAAGCTATAGAGCAATTAAAATCATTGAGAGAATTCCAATACAAATTTATTAATTATGACATATTCGTAGATACAGAAACAATCAAAAATGATGTAGAAGCCATAAGTATAGCAATAAAAGTACTAGAAGAAACTGCTCAAGAAGTACCAGTTCAAGAGCAGTTAACTAAAAAAGATATTGAATGTATTTATAGACATTTACAAATGTTTATACAAAGAGAGAATAAACACAATGTTCCAGATGCTTGTGAAGTATGCAATAGTCACTGTAGCAATGAGGAACATATTCTCAATCAATGGGATTCATTTGATAAGTTATCTAATTTAATAATTCAATATGGGCACTTACCTGTATAAGTACATCTAATGGTTTTAAACATAAAGACACCCCCGCCAACAATATTTTACTGTAAGTTTAAATAAATATAAAAATAAGGAGATATGAAACATGAAATATAGAGTAATAAAAATCATAAGTGATACAGAAATTTTGGTTAATGCAGGAGCTAATCGAGGAATTAAGGAAGGAAATATATTAACAATAAGAGGAAAAGATGAAGAAATAATTGATCCTTTTAGCAATGAAAGTTTAGGCTATCTTCCAGTTAATAAAGCGCAAGTACGAGTTTATACAGTATATGAAAATATGTGTATTTGTAAGCCTACACTAGCGTTCAAATTTGAAGTAGCGAGATTAAATGTAGAAGTACCATTCCAAATTTGCACTGAAGATGATGATGTAATTCGCATAGGTGATTTTGTTGTTAAGGGATAGGAGGAGACAGTAATGAATAATAGACAAGTTATAGAGAACTTAAAAGATTTGCCAGAAGAAAAAACGGTATTTAAGTTTTTAACTTTACTAAAGTCTAATGTAACATACGAGCAATTCAAAGATATTTTAGCTATAGCAGATCAAGATATTAAATTTAATCGAGTCATGTTTGGAAAAACAACTAAACCATTAGAATATAAAAAAATATGTGTGAGATGTGCGATTGTAGTTTTAAAAATAGGAGGAGCATTATGAAGAAGATTTTAGATAAAGAATTTAAGGATGTACCAAAGCATCTTGAAATCGAAATGTATTCAACAAAGATATATAAGAAGGACTTAATAGCAAGTATGATTGTAACTCTTATAATTATATGTTTAATACTCGGCTTAAGCGTCGCAATATTTAGCTTAATATTCTAAAAGGTGATTATTTATGAATGTCAAGTGTAGTAAATGTAATTTAAGTTGGAATGTAAGTATAAAGGCTGATTTAAGCAAACCTTACTTATGTCCAGTTTGCAGAAGAAAAGAAAAAAGGGAAGTTGAGAAAAGAAAGTGAGGTGCTTATATGATTTATGCATTATATAAAGGAGATGAAATATTAGGAGTAGGCACAATATATGAATTGGCATCAATGTTTAATGTACAACTTAGAACAATTCAATATTATAGGACAGAGGCATATAAGAAAAAACTAGCTAAAAGAAAAACTAAATCTGCAAAGATATTGGTTGAAATTGATGGATAGGAGATAAATATGGTATGGTATTTGAGTTTTTAAGTCAGCTAAAATCAGAAACTACAGAAAGTCAGTTCAAAGAAATATTACAAGCTACAGAGCAGGATATTAAATTTAATAGAGTATCTTTTGGTAAGACAACAAGTCCTATTGTATTTATAGAAATATGTGAAAGATGTGCTTGTTTAATTAAGAGGTTAGGAGGTACAGTATGAAGAATCCAAAGAAATTAAAAAGGAGACATAAGATTTTCTTAAGTAAACTAGGATGTAATCCAGATGAATTTCTTATAGTAACAGAAGATGCAGAGAGTTATACATTTTATAACAGGGTTACTAATGTAGTTTGGGATCCAATGAGGAGATAGATATGGGGAAATTATTAGATTATGCAGAGCAAGCAGATGAAATAGTTAGATTAGTAATGAAAGAAAACTATAGTGTAAGTGAAGCAATAAAAATTGTTAAAGAAAAAGCTACCAAGAACCCCGACCAAAGCGTTCCTAGTAGCATAACAAAAAATTCAAGTAAATTATAACATAGATTGGAGAAAAAGTTAATGAATGAAGATTTAAAAATTTTAGCCGAATTAGTGAAAGATATAGCTAAAAGTAATGGATTACAGTACTGTAGTCTAGGCTTTATAAACAACTCTGTAAATGTAAGTACATCTAAGTTAGGAACAGATAAAATAAATAGTTATTTTCTAAGTGAAGATGGTGAGTTCAGATAAATGATAGCTGAGTATATAGCTTTTAACAACATAAAGGTAGAGTTATTAAAGATTATTAAACAGGATAACAACAAGAAAGTTTATCAATATAATTACTACAAGTGGAGAGTATCCAGGGGCTTTAAACCTAGGAAGTTATTGGAACTCTTAAAAGAAGAATTTAAAGAATATGATGTTGAAATTATGTTTATGGAATATGAAGATTCACCCTGTTACTCAATTTACTTATATAGAAAGGATGTATAGAAATGCCAGAAAAAAAAGATGATATTACAAAAGCAATTGAGATTTTAAATAAGAATGGATATTCTTGTAGTCAGTTTTCAGAGTTGAATATACATCAAAAATTGCAACATGCAAGATATGAGATTTCTAAAAAAGAGATTAAGAAAACTGGAAAATGTGTAGCAAGAGATGGAACTGTAAGATATGAATATTTTGAACTTAATGACTTTATGCCATATGTAATAGAAGTATGTTTTAAGTATGGATTATCAACTAAATTTGATTTTGGATTAGAAGTAGCAACATTAATAATTACTAATTGTGATAATCCAGAAGATACTATAGATCCATTTAAAATGCCAGTGAAAGTACCAGAGATAATGATGTGCAATGAAATGCAGAATATCGGAGGAGCCAAAACATTTGCTAAAAGATATTTATATTCTGATGCATTTGAAATAAGCCAAACAGATATTATTGATTCAAGTGAACCAAATGAAGAAGAAGCTGAAGGTATAAAGAAGATTAGTAAAGCTGCAGTATTTACTATAAGAAGGTTATTAGAAGAGACTGAAACAGATGAAGAGAAATTTTTAAAATGGGTACATGTTAGTAGTATTGAGGATATAAAAAATAAAAATTTAGGCATAGTGATGAAAAAACTTAATGAAAAAAAGGAGGAGATTGACAAGAAAAAGGCTGAACAAATTGTAATTCAAAAAAATGAAAATGAATTTCCAGATGAATTGAAATTATAAAAATTAGGGGTGTATAGAATGAAAGAATTAGAAGTAAATAAGGTGTTACCAGTAATAAATGCAAACTTTGAAGAAGTTAAAGAATCACTTAACCAAAGTCTAGAAAAATACAAAGGAATAGTTGTTACAGAAGAAACACTTCAAGATTGTAAGAAAACTCAACAGGACCTTGGAAAAGTAGAAAAAGGGATAGAAGATTTCAGAAAGTCAGTCAAAAAGGATATGGAATCTCCTATTAAGGAATTTGAGGCTAAGTGTAAAGAACTTACAGCATTAATTGGAGAAGTTAAGAAACCAATAAAAGAAGGAATAGTTCTTTATGATACAAAGCGCAAAGAGGAAAAGAAGAAACAAGCAGAAGAACTTATAAAGGAATGTATAATCAGTTTAGCATTGTCTGAAAAGTATTCAAGACAACTTACTGTACTAGATAAATACACTAATTTATCAGCAAGTAAGAAAAGCGTTGTTGAAGATGTGCAAGCAAGAGGACAAGCATTAAAACAGCAGCAGGAAGCAGAAGAAAAAGAAATAGAAAATACCAAGGCAAGTATTAATGCATTTGTTGATTCTATAAATGAGGATATAAATTCAAAGCTTAAAGCTGATGATTATTACAAATACATTCCAGGAAGCAACATAACTAGAATCATGGAAATTATAAAGAGAGAACATGACAAGGTTAAGCTTGCTGAAAATCCTCCAAAGGTTGAAGCAAAAGAAGAAGTGAAACAAGCACCAATACAAGAAAAAGTATCAGTACCAGTTGATTTAGAGCCACAAAAAACTGTACCAGTTAATCAAGAAGAAAAGTTGTACTTTTATGATCTTAGAATTGTAGCCAATTTAAATAATATGTTGAGATTACAAGAACTTATAAAAAGTGAAGGATTTAAGTTTGAAGTTAAAAATAAAGGAGTATTTAAGTAAGGAGTTCTTCTATATGGCAGGATGGCAGAAAATATATAGAGATATACAGGACCATTGGTTATGGGAAGATAAGCCATTCAGCAGAGGGCAAGCATGGATTGATTTAATATTATTGGTTAATCATGAAGATAATAAAACCCTTATTGATGGAGAACTTATTGAAGTTAAAAGAGGTTCGAAAATTACATCTTTAAGAAAACTAGCAGACCAATGGGGATGGAGCACAACAAAAGTCAAAAAGTTTTTAGAGTTGTTGCAAAAAGAACAGATGATTAAATTTGAAAGTGATAATAAAAAAACGCTTGTAAGCATTGAAAACTATAGTGTTTATCAGAGTAAGGATAACACAGAAAATACAGTAAAAAAACAGTCAGATAACACAGAAGTAACGCAGAAAAATTTCAAAAGTAATTCAGAAGTAATTCAGAAAAAAACAAACAAGAATGATAAAGAATATATAAAGAATGATAAAGAAGAAGAAGAAGAAAGGAAAGAAGTATATCAACTTCAATCTCTATCTTTTCCTACTCCCTTACATGAAAAGATATTTAATCAATTTGGAGATGTGACTTATAAAACATGGTTTAAAGATTTAGAAGTAATCGAAGCAGATGAAGAAATAATTATTAATTTTACTGATAAATTTAAAAAACAGATTGTTGAAGATAAATATATTGATTCAGTAAAGATGTTCACAGGAAAAACGATATCTACTGAATTGAAGAATGGAGATGAATAATGGCTAAGTATGGAACATGTGAAGAATGTGGATTAGACACAATAGTAGAACTACATCATATAGTCAGCAGAAAGCAGCTTAAATCATTAGAATTGTGTAAACATAATTTTGCCTATCTTTGCTATATGCATCACAGAGATAGTAAAACAGGGGTTCACTTTGATAGGAATCTTGATAAAAAATATAAATTAAGATTACAAAATTATTTAGAGAAAAGTTTTCTTAAAGAAGAATTATCAAGAGAAGAAATAAAAGAAATTTTAGATATTAAGGACAAGCCGCTAGACAGTCTTTTAAAACACCTTATAAAACATAATGATAAATATATCAAGGAAGATGTTATTCGTGCTTGTATGGGCGGGAAAATGATACTGGAGGATGAGGATAATGGAAGAGCTTAGAAAAGAATATTCAGAGGACATAATAATTTATGGGAATATACTTGAAAGATTTAAAAGATTAAATGAAACTGATCCAGCAGGTGCTCTTAAATTATCCATAGATGCATCAGTAGCATCTGATAGATGGTCAGAGATAAAGTTAAATAAAAAGAAAAGTTTAGGCCGTGGAGAAAAAGCAGCGTTAAAAGACAGGCTTAAAGAAATGTATGACTTTTTACAACATGTATCTGTTACTGCAAGAATGGCCTGGAATAATGCTGAGAATAATTTAAGAAGCAATAGAGGTGAGTAACAAATGGAACAAATTAAGAGAATACCAACGCAACTAATTGTAAAAGAATTTCTTATAACATTTGAATATGTTACATGGAAAGGAAATCACAGAAAAACTGATAAGAGAACAATTAAACACATAAATTCAGAAGAAGCAAAGAAAGCTTTTAAAAAAGCAGTAGAACATTTCAGAACTATGTTTAATGTTTCAATCCTAAACATAGAAGAAGTGTCAGGAGAAAATCAAGTAGTTGATTTATAGATATAAAGTTTCAATTCAATCGATCCTGGTATACCAGGTTGCATAGTAAATATTATGTTAGCCACATAGTATTTACCGAAAAGTTAAGAGTAAATGCGTAAAATGCACTCACTGGGGAGTAAGCTCCGAAAATTATAAATTAAGCCAGTAAAGTCAATCAGAGAAACTTAATACCATTTCCTAATGAATCAAAGGCAATTTGATTTGTTAGGTGAGAGGATTGGAAAGAAAAAGAAGTGAATATCAACTATTGGTTGATACTTCAGAAAAAGTTAAAAGAGGTGTAATGAGATTACTAGAATTTGCAGTTAACACACCAACAGGAAGATTACCTATACTAGCATTTAGTGGAGGTAAAGATAGTTTAGTAGCATATATGATGTGTATAGAAGCTAAAATAGAATTTAAAGCAGTATATTCTCCAACTTCAGTTGATCCACCTGAATTAATATATTTTATAAAAAACACATTTAATAAATGGGCCAAAGTTAATAGGTATCCAATAGTGGAATTTAATAAATATAATAAGTTTTCTTCTAAGCGTGTTGGGGGAAAGCTCACAGGAAAGCTAATTACTATGTGGAGTTTAATCAGTAACAGAGCAATGCCGCCTACCAGAGTAGCAAGATATTGTTGTGCAGAATTAAAAGAACGTACAGGGGAACAGGGAGACACAATAATAACTGGAATCAGATGGCAGGAGAGTAAGCAGCGAAGTAATCAAAAGATGATTAATTATTTCAGAGGTAAATTGATGATAAGACCTATAGTTGATTGGACAGATACAGAAGTATGGAGTTATATAATTGAAAACAATATTCCTTATTGTAGTTTATATGATAAGGGATGGGATAGATTAGGGTGTATTGGTTGTCCATTAGGATCTAATCAAAAGAAGGAATTAGAATCTTATCCAAATTTCAAGAAATTATATATTAGATCGTTTGAAAGAATGATTGAATATAGAAAATCTAAAAACATGATATGTGAATGGAAAACTGGAGAAGATGTTTATCGTTGGTGGATAGGAGATTGTAAAAAGAAAATACAAGAAATAGATGGACAATGCAGTATGTTTTAAAGGTGATGGTATGCGTTATTTAAAACTTAATGATATAAACTGGAGAAAGCTTTGTAAGAAGCAAATAAAGTATGAGCAGCAGGAAATTAAGCTTGATGATAAGAAGCATATAGAATTTAAGATAGGAAAGAAGGAGAAGTAATGGATATTAAAATTGGAGACTATCAGATTGTTTCAGATGAAAGACAGTTTGTAGTTAAAGCAACTAAAAAAGTTACTGATGAGAAATCAGAAAACTATGGAAAAGATTATATGCAGAACATAGCATATTGCATAAGTCTTGATTCTGCATTAAAATTCGTTCCACAGCAGGTTTTAAAGAGTAATAATGAAATATCTATCATTGTAGATAAACTAAAGCAAATAGAAGCGGATATAAAGGCTCTGCCAAAGCATATAAAAATTGCAAAAGAAATAGATAAGTCAAAAGTACTAATTGATGAAGAAGAATATGAAGAATTAAAAGAAAGAGATAATATATTAAGTCGTTTAGAAGGAGCAGGAGTTGATAACTGGGAAGGCTATAGTTATGCATTTGAAGATGAGGAATAGATAAAACTGTATATGAGAATGAGTTAACCACGTCATAGTTACAAAATTCTATTCTCATATGAAAGTCAAATTCAATAGTAAAGGAGAAAAAACAATGGAATACATTAACGATATAAATATCAATGAAGCTGTCATTCATGTATTAGATACAACAGCTGAAGAACCAATATTAAATGAATATAGTTTAGATTTAGATGAAGATACTTACAAATTTTTATATAAGCATATAGAGAAATGCTTTAAAGTTGATGATCTTAAATATGCAGCATTTAATTCTGAAAGAAATATAGTAAAAGAAGTTGTTCAAGATTATTTAAATGGAATTGATAGTGACTTAATAGGATTATCTAAGGAACTTGCAAGTCAATTATTTATAATCATGAAAGGTAATTGTAATATTCCAAGTGCTGATTTAATTACATGTTCAATAGTTACAGACCAAGGTCCAATTATAGCAATACTCAAGTTAGATTATGTTAAGAATTTCACTCATGAAGTTCAGTTTGTTGATAACAAAATAGGTATAGGAATAGTTCCACAAAGTGCAGGACTTCCAGCAAGTGGACAGAAGATTCAGAAAGCTGCATTTATAAAACCTGTAAGGAATGATGAAAGGTATAATCTATTTATTTTAGATAAGAAGAATACAACAAAAGAATTAGAGGAGTATGGAGCTAACTATTTTATAAATAATTTCTTAGGTGCAACTCTTGTAACAAATGAAAGGGATATGACTAAGACTTTGTACAGGCTACTGAAAACTGGACGAGAAAAAATATTACTGATGATGCAGGTAAGGCGGAAAAGATAAGAACTGCTATTAAAAATAAACTTAAAGAAGAAGATGTAATAAATGTGAAAGAGCTGGCAGATGAATTATTATCTCAATTGCCACAAGAGAAAGAAGATTTTGCTAATTACTTAAATCAACAAGGATTAGAAGAAGTTTCAGTTGATAAAACATGGGTAGAGAAAAAATTCAAAAGAATAAGATTAAATGTTGATAAGGAAATTGATTTATATATCAATGATGAAGCTTATCATGATTCAAGTAAATTTGAGATTGTAAGAAATGGTGATGGCACAATAAACATGGTTGTTAAGAATATAAGAAATTATATAGAAAAGTAGGTGAATAATTTATGGCAAAGAACGAAGGAAAATTATTTGAAGAAGACTTTAAGAAATCTATCCCCTTTGATTATTGGTTTTACAGATTTAAAGATGGAACTGGAAATTTTGGAGGAACTAAAAACGAAAATGTAAGGTTTCAAGCCCATAATATTTCAGATTGTGAAGTTATGGGGAAAAAGTATTTATTCATATTAGAGTTAAAATCGCATAAAGGTTCAAGTATTCCATTCAGTTGTATAAGGCCTACACAATTAAAAGAAATGTCGGATATAAAACATGAAAAGGTCAAAGCATATTTTATATTCAATTACAGAGATTTAGAGAGTACTTTTGCAATAGATGTACAAACAGTCAAGAAATACATTGAAGAAGCTGACAGAAAGTCTATACCTATTAAATGGGTTATAGAAAATGGAATAGAGTTAAAAGGAACTAAGAAAAAAGTTAGATTTAGATATGATCTTGAAAGTTTCTTTAAAAAGGTTGAGGAATATGGACAGGAGTAAGAAAAGATTAAAAGATTTAGAATGTTGTGGATTTTGCTTGAATTACCAGCCTATAAAAGAAAATGGATATAAAACAGCTAGAGGAACATGCAAAACAACTGGAACAATAAAGCAGCGGACAGATAAGTGTAAAAAATCATTCAAAGATAGAAGGATGAAATCATTCTTTGATTAAATATTACCGTTCTTAAGGGTAAAAATAGTGAGGTGAAATATGAATGAAATCAATAGTAGTTGATGGTCAATTAAGTTTGTTTGATGAACAGCCTAAAGTTGTTAATATTATTCCAACAAAAGAAGAAAATAAGGACAATCCAATATTTAGAGAGCTTATTGATAAATACAGAGATACATGTACCAGGATAGTAAAAGTTGAAAAGAAGCTGTATGTGGAAATAGGAGATCAGACATTATCCTATGAAGCTGATGGAGAACCAGGAGGAATATTTATAAGGGACATGTTGTTAAGACCTAAAGATGAAATAATTATTTATAATGAGTACAAGCCAATTAATGATAAACAGATAAAAACACTTAGGAAAATACAGACAGATAAATTTATAAAGAGAAAAAGTGACAGCAATATTTTAATTCAATATGATAATTTCTGTATGGCTATATATCCAAGTGGTAAATTTGCTAAATGGAAATCGCCTGCAGTATTTAAAGACGATGAAATTTTCAGTATAGATGAAATTGAAAATATCAATAAGATGCATGAAGAGATTAAAGAAGATCCTAAAGCCGAAGGGGTAACTGAAATTTCTGAATCAGAGGAAACTTTAAGATTAGGAGATAAAGTTAAGTTTGATTACCATGGATCAAAGGAAGGAAACATAGTACGAATTTACAACAAAGGTGAAACAGTTAATGTAAGTTGGGATAACAAACAGACAGCATTTTATTACAAGAGTGTTGTAAAAATTAATGCGTAAATGTCAGAAAAAGCGAAATAAATAAAATTTGAAAGCGAGGAAATGAAAATGAATTTAGAAAATAGTATCAAGGATGTAATAACAAAAAAATTAGAGGATGGAACAGTTGAAAAATTAGTATCAGAGCAACTAGAAAAAGGTGTAGTAAATGCTTTAGATAGTTTATTTAGAAGCTATGGTGATGTTACAAAAGTGATAGAAGAAAAAGTAAAATGTGTTATGGTGCCTTATTTAGAAAACTATGATTATTCTAAGTATATAACAAAGTTAGATTCAGTATTGGTTGATGTTCTTAAGAATTCAGCATTAGATAACAAGAAGTTGCTAGAAAATTTCAAAACACTAATGGTTGGTGAATCAATTCCAGAAGAAATAAAGATGAGTGATATATTTAAAAAATGGTGTGAATATTGTGAAAATAATGTGGATAAGAACGAATTAGATTTTGATTATGAAGGCGGATATATTAATGTGAGTTTCAGCGTTGAAGATGTCAGCAATGATTGGAGTAGTTATAAAACATTAATTTCTTTAAGATATTTAAATGACTTTGACATGCTTTTATTACAAGTCAGCCAAGGATATGAAAATATTGTGTTAGACAGTGATGGCGATAGTGATGAAATTTTTATAGAGTATGAAGAATAGAAAGTGAGGAAGAGTAGTAATGAAACCAATATTATTCAATACCCAGATGGTACAGGCTATATTAGAAGGCAGGAAGACAACTACTAGGAGAATTATTAAAGTTAATAATAGTTTAGAATTTATGGGATTTAAAGAAGGGAAAGCACTTTTGGGTAAAGGTTGCTGCATACATGAAACAATTAAGGCACCATATATGTCAGGAGATATTCTTTATGTTAGGGAAACTTGGGGAATATCAAATCCATTAGGAGATTTTGAAAGGAATAATATGACAGCAGAGTATATTTATAAGGCTGGATATGCAAAGGGAGAAAGAATATCAATTACTCGAGAAGATGAAAAGAATTTAGGAGTCTGGAAACCAAGTATTCATATGTCAAAGGTTGCAGCAAGAATATTTCTTAAAGTTACTGGTGTAAGAGTTGAAAGATTAAAAAGAATTGAAGCTGGCCAATGCAAAGCAGAAGGAATTGATTTAGGGTATAAAATTGAAAATTCATTTGATGCAGGGGAATATTGCAAAGCATTTGGAGAACTATGGGATAGTACAGTAAATAAAAAAGATATAGATAAGTATAGCTGGAATGCTAATCCTTATGTTTGGGTAATTGAATTTGAAAGAATTGAGAAAAGTGAGGTAGAGCAGTAATGAGTAAGGGAAAATGGATATTAGATATACAACAATATGACAATGAGATTTGGATGCCAGAAGAATATTTTGATGATAAGGAAGATGCCCAAAAGTATGGATATGAAATAGCAGAAAAAGAAGGTTTGAGCAGATTTAGAATAGGTTTATGTGAAGATGCTGAAAACTTTGGAATTGATGTTGATAGAGTAATTGAGAACATTCAGGAAGCAATGTATGAGACTATTGGAGAAGCTGCAGAATGTTATTTAGATGATGTAACAAAAGAAGATGCGTTGGAGCTGGAGAAAAGACTAAATGAAGTTTTTTATAAATGGCAGGAAGAACATAATTACAAACCAAGCTTTTATAAAGTAATTAGTGAAGAGGTAATCGAGGTAGAGAAGTAATGAAGTTTTATGAATTTAATAATGAGGATTATGCTTATTATGCATTAATAGGTGCAGGCACTGAAGAAGAAGCAAAGGAGTTTTACGAGGATAATGTTGCTTATATAGAAGGAAGTGAAAAAGATAATAATCCAAGAGAATTAGAAAGAGAAGAAGCTTATAACAATATAAATAGATATTATAAAATTCCTGAATCTATGCATGAATATAATAGGGATCGTTTTAACAAATCAATAGATAGTGAAGAAACAACATTATTTGCTTTAGATAGAGATTTGATGTGATTCGGAATATGCAAATTTGACGAAATAAATTAGAAATTGTTCTTTGAAAATTTAATATTACGGTATTGAATATAAAAATATATATTAACAAATAATAAATTAGATAAATTAATTATTTGGAGGTATTTAAATGTTTGAACATAAGAAACAATTATTGCACGAAGTAAAAGTAGAAAAAGCAAATCCACAATATGCTGTATTAATGCAAGAACAATTAGGTGGAGGAAATGGAGAGTTAAAAGCAGCGATGCAGTATATTTCGCAAAGCTTTAGAATAAAAGATCCAGAAATAAAAGATTTATTTTTAGACATTGGTGCAGAAGAACTTAGTCATATGGAAATGGTGGCACAAACAATAAATTTATTAAATGGTCACGACGTTGCTAATGAAAAAGTTGAAAATGGAGAAATTCAAACACACGTACAATGTGGATTATCACCAGTACTTATTAATTCATCAGGAGCACCTTGGACTGCAGATTATGTAACAGTAACTGGAGACTTAGTTGCAGATTTATTATCTAATATAGCTTCAGAACAAAGGGCAAAAGTAGTTTATGAATATCTTTATAGACAAATTGAAGATAAAGAAGTAAGGGCAACTATTGATTTTCTATTAAATAGAGAAGAAGCACATAATGCCTTATTTAGAGAAGCATTAAATAAAGTTCAAAAGACAGGTTCGAATAAAGATTTTGGAGTTACAGAAGATTCAAAACTATATTTTAATTTATCTAATCCTGGTCCTTCACATGAAGCTCCAAATCCAACACCACCATCATTTGAAAATACTAGAAGATAAAATTATATAAACCATATAATATAAAATCTTTGATAATAAATTAAAAGTTGTGAGGTTGTAAAATTTATTAAAAAATGAATAAACATATTTCATTTTGAAAATATTAAATATTGAAGTTCTAAATTGGAGGTGAGAATAATGGCTAACTTAAATCAGCTTGAATTACAAAATCTACGTCATTTAATTGGAGCTCATTGTACTATAGAGAAAAAGTTAGAAGACTATTCACAACAATGTACTGATCCAACATTAAAAGAAATGTTAAAAAAGGATGCTGAAGATGCAAAAGCAAATAAAGCAAAGTTAATGGAATTTTTAAATTAGGAGGGGTAAAATATGCAAGAAAAAGAAATGATAAGTGATTATCTTGCTGGATTAAATGCAAGTTTAGCAGCATATGGTGGTATAATTTCTCAATGTGAAAATCAACAATTACGTGAAACAATTCAGCAAATGAGAAATCAAGATGAATATCGTCAATACAATCTTTTTACTAAAGCTAAGGAGAAGGGATATTATATACCAGCACAACCAGCAACTCCAGAAGAAATTGCAGTTGTTAAACAACAAATGTCTCAAGGATAGTAACTCAGATATCTTGGTAAATTTAATCTTATAAAATTAAAAACTAACTTTAATACCGTATTATTCAAAAAGAATGTACGGTATTTTTATATTTAAAATACTACACAATACTTAGAGAACCAGTTGGAGGAGAATTTAAAATATGATTAATAAATTAAGTATAAAGAGAGGAGTAAAACATAACTAAATCCTGGTAGACCAGGTTATATAATAAGTGTTTATTAACGTTTATATGTAAAGTAATACGGATGCTCCCCAAGGAGTGCTAAATTGCTTCCACTAGCAAGGAATTAACTATGTTAGTGGTAGTTATGAAATATATCGTATGTTTTTCAGGGGGACACAGTAGTGCATTATGTGCTATTGAATGTGTAAGAAAGGCAGGAAAAGAAAATGTAATATTACTTAACCATGATATTAGTTCAGAGGTTGAGGATAAAGATATAAAAAGATTTAAGCAAGAAATTGCAGATTACTTAGGAATAAAAATCACATATGCAAATATGGAAGGTTGGGAAAATAAAACACCTTTAAGAGTATGTAAAGAACTAGGAGGTTTTAAGTTTGGAAATGGTCCAGCATTATGCACTTATAATCTTAAGACTAAGCCTTTTCATAAATGGCTAGATGATAATTACCCTGTAGAAAAAGGTCAAGTAAGAGAAGATATAAGAATTGTGTATGGATTTGATAAAGAAGAAACTAACAGAATCCAAAGAAGAATAGGTGTAATGATTAACCAAGGATATAAATGTGAATTTCCTTTAGCATTTTGGGATAGAACAATAGAAGCTACAGAGGATATAGAAATTAAAAGACCAATAGTATATGAATTATTCAGACACGCAAACTGCAAAGGATGTTTAAAGGCTGGTAAACAACAATGGTACTTAACATATTGTTTATATCCTAAGTTGTGGGAAGAAGCTAAAGAGGTTGAAAAAGAGATAGGTTACAGTATTCTAAAGGATGTATTTTTAGAAGAGTTAGAGCCTAAATTTGCATCTATGAGATGTAAAGGGATAGTACCAAGCGAAAAAGTAACATCACAGAAGTTCTGGAGAGAAGTTAATAAAGCTTTACCGATAGAAGGACAATTAAGTTTTCTACCTTGTGAGTGTGCATTGTAGAAACTTCGCAATACTTTAAACGGATGTAGATAAAGATAGGAATGTTTTATTAAATTGCGTAAATATGAGGTGATAACTATAGAAAATAATTTTGATATTGAAAAATTATCAATAGAATTATTTTTGAACAATTACAATAGGGAAATAAATAGAATAAAACGAAAGTTAGAATTTGAAATTATAAAAGAAACTCTCTATTAGAGAGAGCTTCTTAATTAACCAAGTGAGGTTCTTACTAAATCACCAATATGAATTGTTAAATCTGAAGATAAGCCACCAGATATTTCAGAAGGATCAATCTTAAGTCTTTTCACTTTCTTAACATTCATTGAGTTTGAAATACTCTCTATTAAATTTGTGGTTGAATATTCAATTTTCTTGCATAAAGCCATTTGGGGATAAACAGTGTCAACTTCGACAGTAGCTTTTACAGTATCTAAAGTACCTAATGATTCGTTAGTATCTGGATCAAATATTTCTTCACCTGTTATGAATATATCTAAAGAAGTACCTTGTGCAAGTTTTTTATTAGCACCAGCATTGATTAAGATTTCAGAATCGCTAATGATTTTAATTACTTTATAAATTTCCAAAATATCACTCCTTAATATGGTTGTCATTTAAATATTTTATTACTTTCTCAATACAACTTATTTCTTGAATAGATGGTTGTGAGATAAAATAATGCAAGATTGAATTTACATTACCAAATAGCAAATTATATGAATTTAATTTGAGTTCTAAATTATCTAATTCATTGTTTTTATTGGTAAATTGTTCAGCTAATGCTTCGTGCTTCTTTTTTAAATCATTAGCAGATTCTATTAATGTATTATGTTCATCTGTAAGATTTTTATAATCACTATTTATCTGAGTGCATTCCTTGATAATTGTATATAAATAAAATAGTAAATTAGCAACAAGTAACGATAATATAATTATTAACTTTGTAGAAAAGGAAAGATCAGTAGGAAGAATAAATGTTAAAGCAGTAATAAGCCCAGATACAGTAGCTACCACACCATTAATTGTTGAAAAAAATTTGATAAAGAATCACCTCCAACTAATAAATATAAAGAGTAGGAACAAAAGTTCATATAATATTATGGTAATACAAGGAAAAGAAGGTGTCAATATAAGTATGAAAATAGGAGAATTAATTGAAAAAGAAAGAATTAAAAGTAACATATCTAAAGCTAAATTAGCAGAAAAAGTTGGTTGTACATCTAGGGCTATAGACTATTGGGAGAATGGTGCAAGAAGTATAAGTCTTGAGAATGCAGATAAGATTTTTAAGGCATTAGGTACAGCGATTGTTATAGGAAATGGAAGTAAATTAAATGAACAATAGTTCATAAAACTAATAGAGTATGACGTTAATGGAGGATAAACAAGTGAAAATCAATAGAGATAATATGGAACTTTCATATCAAATAGAAAAATTAAAATCTAAGTTAAATCTTAGTGCAGATATAGCGAAAGCCATTGATGAAGAATTGCTAAAATTAAACCTACATGAAAATGAAAATTTAGATGATATAGCAGAAAAAATAATGACTGTTAGAGATGGATTAAGAGATTTAGCAGATTTTATGAGAGAAAATAAGTAATTAGTCGCACTTAGAAGGGACAAATTAACAATTTAATAGAGAATAGGATTATTTCAGAACATAAATATATAATCTTATTCTCATATGATAATCAAATAATAATGAAAGAAGGAATGATTATGGAATGTAAAAAAGAGGAGTGTAGTAATTATTATAGTTGCCAGTACCTATATGATAGATTTCATGTTGTTTCATGCGCTCCTAATAAAGAATTAAGAGATAAACAAATAAATGAAGTCCATCAACAGGAACTAAAAGATAGAAAAAGGTTATTGGAGGTACAAGCTAATGCAGATAGGAAATAAAGCAATGATAGAAGTTTTTACTAATGAAGAATGGGTACAAGTTACTAAGCAGTACTTTAAAATGTAGCTTGACATAACAAAAGCATTAGAGAACTATAAACGGGAATTTATAACATTTCTCTAATGCTGTATCTATCTAATATTATACCATAAATAAGTTGATAAAGGATAGGTGATATAACATGCAAGAAAATTTATTTAAGAAAACTGAGAGTCAATTATATAGATATTATGAATACAAAAGTAAAATCCAAAAGTTTAGAAGAAAAGTTGATGATTTAGAAGAGCAGATCATATCTTTAGATAACCAAATGAGGAATGTTCATAAATATATCAGTCTTGATACCATGCCTCCAGGTGCAGGATGTGGCGAAAGAGTACAATCAAGTATATCTGGTACAAGCTATATGGAAAAGCAAATGGAACAGGAAGTAACCAAGCTTGAGAAAAGGAAAATAGAAAAGATTAAGACTAAGATAAAAACTGAAGCTAAGATAATGGAAATGCAAAGCTTTATTAGAAGAATGGATACAAATATAGAATATTTACTAGAAGAAGATAAAAGATTTATAGAGTATTTCTATGGAGCAAAAGAAAAGATTCCTTTTATTGCAATGCAACTTAATATTGCTCAGGCAACTGCATATAGAAAAAGAGAGGAATTAGTTAATAACATAGAGGATTCTATGTGGATGTATAAATAAGGTGAGATATTATAGCATGATATATAAATATCATGCTATAATTATCCAATAATACTTTATATTACATATTATTTAGGGGGTACATATTATGAATAGGAATAGAATTTTAAAAATAACGACATTAACATTAGCATTAACAAATTTAATAGGTTTAACACCGATTAAAGCAAATGCAGAATGGAAAGTGAGTGGTAGTGACTGGTATTATACAGATAGTACAGGAAATGTGGTTACTGGTTGGCAGCAAATAGATGGTAACTGGTACTATATGTGGTCATACGGAACTATGGCAAAGAATACCTGGATAGAAAATGGTGATAAGTGGTATTATTTAGGGGGCTCAGGAGCTATGGTATATAATAGAATTGTAGATAATTATGCAATAGGAAGTGGTGGTTATTGGGTAGCAACTTCAAGAGGAGCATTTGAAGATTTGGATATTGAAAGAATACATAAAGATTGGAGAACTGAAATAGGACAACCACAAAGATATATAGATATTAGCAACATGTATTCTCATACTAATTTAGAATTTAAAAAATGGAGCGATTTTCTGAATAAATGGATTGATGAATTAAGTCTTAGGACTTTTGCAAACTATATTATGACTGATGCTATTTATATAGATGAAGCTAAAAATATGTGTGTAGGGAAAATATTCAATAATAAATACATAATTACTGATATAAAATTTTTTTCTGAAAAATTTACAGCTCAAGATTGTACAAATAATTGGGAAAAACATAAAGATTCAGATTATAAAATAGAGGTAATAGAAAAATTGATAGAAGACAGTAGTATTTATGAATATAAATCTAATTCTCCATATGTATATGATAGGTATGAACTATGGAACAATACTGGTCGTAAAGGAATAGTCGCTGAAGCAATGCGTGTTGTTATTGAATTTGATGAAGTATAAATAAAAAAGAATAGTAGGTATATTATGTGTATTAATAATATTCAGAATACCTATAGAAATTTGAGTGTCTATTTTTTATATAATAACATAGAAATGAGGGACTTTACATGGAGATTAGTATACAGGTTTTGTTAACATTGTTAACTATAATAAGTACTTTAATTACTTTGCATATAAGAGTATGTAATAATTTTTTTATGTTTATTTTAAAAAGAAATTATAAGGAGGTTCCTGGAGAACAATCTATATTTGAAATGATTTTAAATTTGATTACATATATAGGGATAATTATTTATTTTGTAGTTATGATATGTTTAATTATTGTTAATTTTTTCACACGGAAAATTCCAAGTAGTGAAGATAAATCATATAGTATTATATCAGCTATAGTGGCTATAATTATAAGTGTTATATTTATAAGTGCATTTTATTCGTGTTATAAAATTATTCAAAGATTTGGAGAATTACAAATTCAATTTCGTAGTAAATTAGAAGGTAAAGTAATTGAATTTGCAGAAGATTATCATAGAAAAAATAAGTTAAATATAATTGTTGTTGCTATACAATTAGTGATATGCTTAATATCAATTGTTGCAATAGTATTTACTAATACTAAAATCAATAATAATTCTATTATTATATTTCAGGAACAATCTAGTCTTCCAGTAATGTTTTTCTGTATAATTTTAGCATTTATAATGCTCACAATTATGTTAATAGCGATAACTATGAGTGAAGTAATAAAAACATTAGAAAGCGATAATACATATATTTTAGTTACAGATAAAGAAATACTATGTAAATGTTATTTAGAATATACAAATTATTATTTAGTTATAAAAAATAATATTGAATATTATATAAAGAAAAATAAAGTAGATATGATTAAAAAATATAGTGGGTTAATATGATGATAAAAAAATGAGAAGAAATTGAGAAAAATAATCTTGATTAACAGTTATAATATTAAGTAAGAGGTATCCAGTAAGACATGCCCCCCTAACATGAAAGCTTACATACCTCAAACATAAATTCTTAAACCCCTTGTATAAATGAATATGTAATGCTAGGCAGGGATTACAACAATGTTTAGTCGTTACTGCGTAAACCTTAAAAACCAGTAAATACATAAAATATATTGAAGGTGAGGTGAAAATCCTCCATGGCACAATATATTGTATTTATTGGTTTTTATAATTTACTATCTACAAAGTTTATCAAGAGTAACATTAAGAGCATCGGCTAATTTAATAGCAGTAGATACTTTACATTCATCTTTACGCTCTATATCTTCAATGGTACGTTGAGGAACACCACTTAATTCAGATAGTGCTTTTAATGTTAAAGACTGAGATTTACGTATTTCTTTAAGATTCATATTTATCAATCCTTTCTAGTTATAAAAGATAGGATAATGTTAATAATGAGTAATACTACAATTAAAATATCAAGAATAGAAATATTTTTAAAATCAATAAGTTTTAAAGTAAGCAAGACAATAATGATAGTAGTAAGGTTATTATTTAAATATTTCATAACAATTCACGATATGATATAATGTTTTTACGAGGGGAATTGTTAGTTCCCCAAGTATTGAGTGGGTACTTATTTATCATCATCGATTATATCAACAAGCTTGCAGGCAATTTGTATAATCAACCAGATGATTGTAAGTACCTTTATTATTATATCAATCGTTCTCACCTCCTTCCTTATGTATACATTATACCACGTTTTAACGTGGAAAACAATAGGAATTGGAAGAAAATATTATGAAAATTAATAGAATCTTAGAAATAGGGTTCTTTTTTTAGGTGATAAATTAGAAAGAGGTAAGAAAATATGAACAAATATCAAAGAAGAATAGATATGATAAGAAACAGATTACCAGGATTAAATAAGGACCAGCTTAGAAAGTTGGCAGAGGATGATAATTATATAAAATTTATAAGTGCAACAATAATAGGAAATGAAGTAATAGAAAGAATAGTGAAAAGAGATATATTGAAAGAAGGTGGAGAAAATGAAAATTAAATGTTATTTAAGATATAAGAAAGGCACTAATGAAGTAAGATGCATATGTAAAAGGGATAATCCAGCATGTGACAGACATAGAACATGTATAAGAGAAGTAGTAAATCTTAATATATACAAAGATTTAGAAAACTGCTTTAAGAACAGTGAAAAAAGAAGATAAATAATATATTAGCAGAGCGAGGTGGTGACAGTAAGATATGGATAAACAAAATTATGAACTGGCAGAAGAAGATTATATTAATGGTATGAAGTATAAAGAAATAGCAGAGAAATACAATGTATCTATCAATACAGTTAAGTCATGGAAGACTAGATATAAGTGGTGCAAGGATAAAAAAGGTATGCACACAAAAAGTAAAAAAGTATGCACACAAAATAAAAAGAGTGCAGGTGCAAAAAAGAATAATGAATGTGATATAAAAGAGCCTATTGCTGATGAAGTTAAAGAAGTCATGGAGAATGAAGAATTAACGGATAAGCAGAGGCTCTTTTGTGTTATATACGCTAAGTGCTTAAATGCCACAAAAGCATATCAAAAGATTTATAAATGTACCTATGAAACAGCAATGGTAAATGGATGTAAGTTACTAAGTAATACCAAGATAAAAGAGCAGCTTAATAAATTAATAGAATCAGACCTTAATTATGAGTTCTTGCAAAAGAGCATAATACAAAAATACAAAGACATAGCATTTGCTGATATAAATGACTATATAGAATACGGTACTGAATATGAACCACAATATGATGAGAATGGAAATGTTAAACTGGATGAAAATGGTGAAATGGTAACAAAACCTAAAAGTTATGTTCTATTAAATAATAGTGTAAAGACTGATGGTACATTAATTTCAGAAATATCAGCAGGGAATACAGGCGTTAGAATCAAGTTAGCAGATAGAATGAAAGCATTAGAAGAACTTAAAAAAATGAGAAGTTTGTTAACAGAAGATGAAAAGAAAACTTTAGATATTCAGTGCAAAAAATTACAGAATGAAAAGATTAAGAAAGATATAGAAAAGATAGATGCTGAAATTGTTAGAATAACAGGTAATGGGGATAATGATAAAGTTCAGGATGATGGATTTATAGATGCATTAAATCAGCAAGCAACAGAGGTTTGGAAGGATGAGTAAGAAGCTAAGAATATTTAAGTTCAGTGCTTTTTCAAGAAAACAGACACAAATATTATCATGGTGGGTAGATGAATCCCCAGTAAAATATTTTGAAGGAATAATAGCTGATGGTGCAATAAGAAGTGGTAAAACAGTTTCTATGTCATTATCTTTTGTTATGTGGGCTATGAATAAATTTAGTGGTGAAAATTTCGCTATGTGTGGTAAGACTGTTGGAAGCTTTAGAAGAAATGTCTGGAATGTTCTTAAAACAATGTTGCCATCACGAGGATTTCAATATATAGATCATAAAACAGATAATTACATTGAAATAATAAGAGGAAGTAGAGTTAATTATTTTTATGTATTTGGTGGTAAGGATGAAGCATCACAAGATCTTATTCAAGGTATAACTCTTGCTGGAATATTCTTTGATGAAGTCGCATTAATGCCAGAAAGCTTTGTTAACCAAGGTACAGGGCGTTGTTCTGTAGAAGGTTCAAAATACTGGTTCAATTGCAATCCAGATGGGCCAATGCATTGGTTTAATCAAAACTGGATATTAAAAGCAAAAGATAAGAATATACTATATTTACATTTTACTATGGATGATAACTTATCATTATCAGAAAAGATAAAAGAACGTTATAGAAATATGTATATAGGAGTGTTCTTTAAGAGGTACATACAAGGTTTATGGGCTATGGCAGAGGGTGCAATATTTGATATGTGGTCGGAAATAAATGAAATATCAGAATCAGAGTTGCCAAGAGATCTTAAGACTAGTGCCAGAAGATATATAGCAATAGATTATGGAACTACTAACGCAACTGTGTTCCTAGACATTTATGATGATGGGGATATAGCTTGGGTAGTAAGAGAATATTACTATGACAGTAAAGTTAAAATGGCGCAGAAAACAGATAGACAATATGGTGATGACTTAGTTAATTTTATTAAAGAAGGACCAGTACCAGTTGCTATAATTTTAGATCCAAGTGCTGCATCATTTAAAGCTGAAATGAGAAATAGAGGCTATCGAATTAAAGAAGCAGATAATGAAGTACTTGATGGTATTAGAATGACATCAACATTTATTGGACAAGGCAAAATAAGAATGGTTAAAAATAAATGTAAAAGAACTATTGGAGATATATTAAGCTATGTGTGGGATGAAAAAGCAGCTCAACATGGAGATGAAAAACCAGTAAAAGAAAATGACCATGGAGCAGATGCTACACGTTACTTCGTAAAAACAATAATAAAACCTAGAAGATTGGCAGCATAAATTTAAGGAGGTAATACACTTGTCAAGGAAAAAGAGAAGATATAAGAATAGAAAAGTAAATGATAATATACAACAAAGTACTAATAATATAAAATCAAATAACAAAAATGATGTAGTTATAGATACATTAAGAAAAACTATAGATTCATTTCAGAATATATTATCAAGAGCAGGGATGAATGCAGACAACTTATTAGATGCAACAGAATATCCTATGGACAGGCTTACTCAAGATTTTAACTTACTTAATTCACTGTATAGACAAAATTGGATTGTAAGAAATGTAATTGATACTATACCTGAGGATATGGTTAAAGAATGGATTAAGATAAATAGTAATTTAGGTCCAGATGAAATAACAAGATTTGATACACTAATGAGAAAAACTAAAATAAAGCCTAAGATACTTGAAGCTTTAAAGTGGGGGCGACTTTATGGAGGTGCGGCAGCTGTAATAATTATAGAAGGTCATGAAGATATACTTGATGAGCCATTAGATTATTCAACTATAATGCCAGATAGTTTCAAGGGATTAATAGTGTGTGATAGATGGTGTGGAGTTTATCCATCAAGTGATATTGTAGAAGATATTAGTGATCCAGATTATGGATTACCTATGTATTATGAATGGAATCTTAATGGTTCTAATATGACAAGAGTACATCATAGTAGAATATTAAGGTTTACAGGAAGAGAACTTCCCTATTGGGAGAAATTTGCTGAAACATTATGGGGAGCATCTGAAGTTGAAATACTATACAAAGAATTAATTAAAAGAGATAATACAAGTGGGAATATAGCTAATTTAATATTTAGAGCAAATATATTAGGGCTTAAGATGTCCGATTTAGGTGAATTGATGGCTTTAGGCGATGAAGAAGCCCAAAAGGATTTGTATAACACAGTTGAAATGCAAAATAGATTAATGAATAATATGTCAATGCTACTAATGGATAAAGATGATGATTTAGTAAACCATCAATATACATTTAGTGGCATTAATGATATATACGAATCTTTTATGTTAGATGTGGCAGGTACAGCAAAAACACCAGTTACTAAATTGTTTGGTCGTTGTCCTGCTGGAATGAATGCAACAGGAGAAGGAGATAATGATAACTATACTGATACCGTAGAAAATAATCAGACATCCCAACTTGAACCAGTTTTAGATAAATTATTACCTATAATGATGGTATCAGAATTTGGAGCTATTCCAGATGATTTTTCGTGGGAGTTTAATCCTATAGATGTGCCAACAGAAGATGAGGTAGCTAATATAGTTGATAAAAAGATTAATGCTATTAATACAGTATTTCAAAGTGGACTTATTAGCCAAAAAACAGGAATGAAAGAATTAAAAGAAGTTGGAAAACCATTAGGTATGTTTACCAATATATCTGATGAAGATATAGAAAATGCAGATGATGATATCAATTCTATGGGAGATATGCCACCAAGAGAGGAATCACCTTTAAATTTTAAATTGCCATCAAATGATATAATGTTATTTGATGGCGGAAAAGGATCTGGAAATTTTGGTCATGAAGGAAGACCAGGAGAAATTGGAGGAAGTGGAGAAGGGGCAGAAGATAAGTATGATAAAAAGAAAAAAGAATTAGAGAAGATACAGAGTTTAAAACCACCATTAGCTAAAAGACATAGATTGGAATCTATAGGACGGCAATCTAAGCCAAAGGACGAGAACATAATAATTATGCCTAATGTTGACTATCAAAAAGACATTGAAGATATTAAAAAAGGATTGTATAATAAACATGAAGATACATTTATTGTTAATGGAAGAGTTTATAAATATCATGGTGAAAGATTTTATCCAGTAGAAGGTGATGGGTTCGTAAAACTTGATAGACATGAATATAGTGTATTGATTAAAATTAAGACAGAATACAATAACCCTAACTTAAAGTATATATTAGAAAAGATGAATGTATCCAAAGATACAATCCAAAAAATAGAAAACATATTAAAAGAATTGAGGTGATGTTGATGTGTGTTAATGAAGGATGCAATTTATTTGCGAAAGAACCAATAGATAGAGATAGGTTGATAAATAAATTAGGACTAAATATAAAAGATGTTTTATTTGTTAATCAAGCAAATGATTGGTTAAAGAGAAAAAAAGAAAATGTAGTAATAGAATATAATGGGGTATTAGGTGATGATGATGATGAATATCCAGGATTTTATTATTATAGTGTAAGTATATTTGAAAAAGATATAAAGGAGAAGTTTGCAGAACTAAAGGACAATAGTATCATTGTAGATATAGAATAAAAGCACTTACTTAATTCAATAGTGGGTGCTTTTATTATTGAGAGAAATATTGATATCTAAGAAAGGATATGAATTATTTTAGGTTTTAAAGTATGGCACTACATAAAATTTACGCCTTCTTCAATAATATTTTATCATTAAGTTTACAAGGAGCGATTATATGGTACCTGTAAAGAATACAGCAAAAGATTTATGGCAACCTAAACGAAGAATAGAGGTTACTTATAAAAGGTCATTAAGACAAATAGTAAAGAAGATGAATAAAGAGCTTAAAGGTTTATCAAGTACATCAGAAATAATTAAAGTATTAAGAAAGTTTGCAGATACTCCAGAATTTAAAAAATATGCTGAGAAAACTGCTATGAAGATGATAACAAGTATTTTTACTGATGCTGGTAAAACATGGAGGGAAGCAGCAAAAAGAAATTCTAGAGGAAGGGGTATTTATAAAGCATTAAAGAACGAATTAAATGGCCCCTTGGGAATAGCAGTAAAAGAACAGGTGTGGAAAAATGCTGAATTAATAAAAAGTATTCCATTGGAGGTAGCAAAAGACGTTACAGAATATGCGGCTAAAAAGGCTTATGACGGAATGAGAGCTTCAGATATAGCACAAGATTTATTAAAGGATATTCCAACAATATCTGAGAAGAAAGCTAATTTAATTGCAAGAACTGAGGTAAGCAAAGCTAGTACTGAATTAACAAGGGCTAGGTCAGAGAATTTAGGAATTAGATGGTATATATGGCGCACATCAGAAGACCAGAGAGTTAGAAGTTCTCATGACCATATGGATGGGGTAATAATATGTTGGGATAACCCACCTAGTCCTGAAAAACTTATCAAAGTAAAATCTAGCTTGGGTTATTATCACGCAGGAGAATGTCCTAATTGTAGATGTTATCCAGAGCCTATAGTAAAATTAGATTTTATTACTTGGCCAGCTAAGGTTTATTATCAAGGAAAGATACAAAGAATGAGTAAGAAACAATTTGAGATGATAGCATAAATTTTGATAAGAAAATGAGAAAAATTTGAGAAAAAAGAGAAATAGGAAGTAGTATAATAATTATAGTGGAATAAAAAAGGAATATAAAACGAATAATTTATAAAAAAATAAATGATAAAATGAATATAAGTAGTGAAGCACTTAGAGGAAACCTAAGTGTTATTTTTATGTTCAAAATTCCAAGTGATTGGAGAAATGAGGTAATACATGAAAGAGATATTAGGGAAAATAGATAATGCATTAGCTAATGATAAAATATCAAGCTTTTCTATTCATATTGAGAAAGTAGGAAGTGTATTAGTAGCAGATATTGAAGTGAGTAAAAAGGCTACATCAGAAAGCTTATTTTCTTCAGGTGGAACACATATAGCAGGAGAAAGAGGTCAAAGCAAAAAGAATACTGGAGAATGTGATTCAAAAACTAAGGTTAAAGCATTAAAAGTTACACCAGAGATATATGACAGACCAGTTGAACCAGAATTTTTTGAAGCATTTCAACAAAGAATAATCATACCGAGTTCTATTGAATTTGGATTTATAGTATTAGGTTCTGCTAAAACTGCATGTGTAGGAGATTACATTATATATAAAGATGGAAAATTTGATGTATGTAATAAAGAGTTTTTTGATAAACATTATTTTTGCTAATTAAAGTCTAATAAATAGGCTTTTTATTTTGCTTTGAAAGGGGGTGAAACACATGGCAAAAGCATTTTTTGGCTCAAAAATATCAAATAACATGACAAAGACACCAGAAGGATTCTTAATATGTCACAATGTACCGATTGCACGTACTGGATGGTATGAGTACTTAGAAAGTGAATTAAAAGATAATGGAAGTCCTACTGAAACAATTCAAGTTTATAGAGGACCAAATGAGGTTTTTTCTTCTGCTGCAATAGCAAGCTTTGAGGGAAAACCAGTTACAGATGAACATCCTCCAGAAATGGTAGTTACACCCGATACATCTAAGAAATATACAGAAGGTGCAGCGCAGAATGTAAGAAGAAGTACAGAAGAAAAAGATTTATTAATTGCAGATTTGATTATATATGATCAAGAATTAATAAAACAGGTTGAAGATGGGAAAAGAGAAATAAGCTGTGGATATGAATGCGACTATGTAGTAGCTGAAGGTACGTACTGTCAGACTAATATAAGAGGAAATCATATAGCAGTAGTTGATGCAGGAAGAGCAGGACATAGAGTAAGGATTAAAGATTCTGAAATAAAAAATAAAAACAATATAGATTCGAAAGGAGACAAAAAAAGTATGAGTAAAACATTAAAGAACTTAACTAAAAAGAAAGAAAGACCAGTAAGCAAGTTTTTAACTGCTGTTGGATTAAAGCATATTGCTACAGATGCAGAACCAGAAGATATAGCAGATGTAGTTGATGCTCTATCAGAAGAGAATGCAAATGATGAGGAAGAAGAAGTATCACCATCAGCAACTCAAGCAGATGGTGAAGAGGGGAAAGAGAATGATGTAATGGCAGCAGTAAATGCATTGGCTGAACAGGTATCGGCATTATCTCAAACAGTTACTGCTTTGGCTAATCAGGAAAAGAAAGAACACACATCAGACGAAATAATTGATGATATGATTAATGAACTTGGTGGAGATAATACAAATGATGAGGAACAGGATCAATGTGATGAAGACCAGATTGACGAAGAAGAATCAGTTACCATTCCAGTTGAAAATATCGATGAAGATACAGTTGAGAATGATGAAGAAGAAGAATCAAAAATAAGCAATGATACTGCTGTTAAAATAGCTGCTTTAAATGCTATTAAGCCAGTAATTGCACAAATCAAAGATCCAGTACAAAGAAAAAAGGCATGCGATTCACTTAAAAAACAATTCTTAGGAACCAAGCAAAAGAAGAAAAAAAATGTAGATGGATATTCAAAAATTATGAATACAAAGAGAAATTCTGCAAAACAAAGAATGAATAATGATGCCAGAACAAATTCAAATGTACAAGAGATTGGAGATAGTATATATTCAAAATTTAATGCTAATGCACCAAAGGGAGGTAATCAATAATGCCAGGATATGCAATTGGTAAAAGTTTAAATTTAGGTTATGAAGGTAATGTATCAAGATCTGTAGATGCAATTATTACAGCAAGAAAAGCAAAAGAAAAAATAGGATTTGGTAAACCTTGTATTCTGAATCAAGATAATACTTATTCACCATTTGGAGCTAGTAATACAGCAGGACAATTTGTTGGTGTTGCAGTAAGAGAAGTTAAACAAGCTATTTCTTATACTGAGTCAGTAAATGCTTATGAAGCTAATGAGAGATGCGATGTTATTAGCAGGGGTACTGTGAATGTAAAAATAAATAATGGAACACCAACAGCTGGAGGAAAGGTTTATATCAGAACTGTAGTAAACGAAGATGTGTCAAAAGGTATTGTTGGAGAATTTGAAGCTGTTGCTGATACAGGAAAAACAATTGAATTAACAAATGCTATATTTACTACTGGTAAAGTAGATGCAAATGGAATAGCAGAAATTACAATTTTAAGCAGAAATGCTTAGCAGAGGAGGGAATATATATGCCAAAAATAATAGATTCTTTTAATAATCAATCATTTAATGTTGCAGGAAATGCAGGAGTAATTTTAAATAAAAAACAAATTGATTCCGGAATGGCTTTCTTAACAGGAGAACTAGAAAAAAGAGATAACACTCTTAATGAACCATTAACAAGTACTACATATGCGAGGGATATAGTAATTAATACAGGCGGTGGCTGGGTTGAAACTACTTCTAATATGTATGCAGATTATGCTGGAAGTGGTGATAACACTAATGGACTTATTAGAGGTCAATCTAATAATATTCCTATAATCCAAACAAATGTTACTAAAGATGTTTACAAGGTTTATCCTTGGTCAAATGTTTTGAAAGTAAATTACATTGATCAACAAAAATTACAAGGTATAGGAAGACCATTAGATAATATGTTAGATAATGGTATTAAGTTAAACTATAATAAAACTTTAGACTATATGACATATGAAGGTATCCCTGAAGATCAAGTTTATGGATTAATAAATAATCCAGAAATAACTGCAACATTAGTAAGTACTGGAGCAGGTGGTAACACAACATGGGAGACTAAGACTGCAGATGAAATATTAATGGATATTAATTTATTAATAACTAAAACATGGGCACAAAGTGAGTATGATTTAAGTGGAATGGCTAATCATATCTTACTTCCACCTGAAAAGTTTACTTTATTAGCTACTAGAAAAGTATCAGAAGCAGCCGATAAAACTATTTTGAAGTATGTAATGGAGAATAATATTGCGGCTCAAAAGGGACAAAACTTAGTTATTGATGAATGTAGGTGGTGCATAGGTGCTGGAACTTCTAAAAAACATAGAATGTTAGCATATGTAAATGCTAAAAACAGGACAGAGTTAGATTTACCAGTCCCAATTACAAGAGCAATGACAGAAGCAAGTGGTAAAGATTTATGTTACTACACACCTTTTGTTGCTAACATTGGACAAGTTAAGTTTTTGTATCTTCAATGTGCAATGTATGGAGATGGAATTTAAAAATTAATATAAAAAGTCTTGGAGTAAAATCTGAGACTCTTATTTTTTAATTATTAATTAGATTTGGAGGAAACATATATGATTACAGTATTTGCAAATAAATCACTACTTTTTAGAAATCCTAAAACAGGTGAAGAAGCTCATGTTAAGAGTAAAGAGTTGGGAAGACAATTACCAGATTGGATTGTAAATGATCCATTATTTGATTTAGCTATAGCTGATGGAAGTTTGACTGCTATGACAGATAAAAATATTAATAAAAAAATAGAAAATGGTGATTTTAATAAACCAGGAAGCTTTGAAAAAGAAGTAAATAAAGATAAAACTTTAGATCAGATGGAAGTTGAAGAATTAAAAGCTTATGCAGAAGAAAGAGGAATTGATATTGGAAAGGCTACAAGTCAATCAGGAATTTTAGAAAAGATAAAAGAAACTGAATCTCCTGAAGAATAATAGAAGGTGGTTTAATGAATGATAATTTGTCGATAGTAACTGGAGCAAGCAATCTAAAACCTGGTACTAATCCACCATTTACGTTAGAAGATTTTTATTCTATATATCCACAGTTCGGTAAAGACACTGAAGGAAAGCAAGCTATTCCAGAATTTATGATTGAATCATACATTGAGCTTGCTAATAATTGCATAAAGCAAACTAGATGGCATAAGTCGTGGAAAATTGGAATGAGTTTATATATAGCACATTTTTGTACTTTATATGCTCAAAGTATATGCGATGTAAATCAAGGAGTTAATGGAATAAGTGAATCAGGTAAAACTAAAGGTTTAGATACATCCATAAGTGTAGGAGGGGTTTCTGTAAGTACTGATTATTCTGCTACAAATAATGTGTCAGGATATACAGGATGGCAATTAACTTCATATGGTCAGCAATTAATACAACTTGCAAGACTTTATGGTAAGGGCAATATGATGGTTAGATAGGAGGAAGATGGATGCTTAATGGATTTTGCAATATATCAATAGATAGAGATTTAACAGATGATATATTAAAATCTTTAAATGACCTATCAAAGAAAACCATATGTATAGGTATTCCAGATAGTACAGAACATGAAAATAGCAAGATTACAAATGCAGAATTAATGTATGTACATACTAATGGGGCAAGAAATAGAGATATGATAAAGTCAATGCAGCATGATATTGATAGTGGAATGCCATATAGTGAAGCACATGAATTATATGTCCATGAAAATGGTTCACCATTATGGAATATTCCTCCAAGACCTATAATAGAACCAGCAATGGATAATGGTAAAGAACAGATGGCAGATTTAATGAAAGATGTTGCAATAGATGCATTAGAAGGTAAAAATATTCAAACTGGATTAGACAATGTAGGAATGCAAGGACAGAACATTGCAAGAGATTGGTTTACGAATCCAGCTAATAATTGGGCTGCTAATAGTGAAGATACTGTGAAAAAGAAAGGCAGCGATAGACCATTAATTGATACCTCAGAATTAAGAAAATCTATTACTTATGTAGTAAAGGATGGTGAGTAAAGTGATTAATCTTTCTCGTGTAATAAATGATACTAGAATAAGCCAGGAATTCAAAGTTTTTAGAAAAACTGGAGAATGGATTAAAGGAAGGTTTGAGGAAAAAGAAACTCAAATTGATATGAATGGTGTAATTGTACCTGCTACAAATAAGGAAGTAGAAATGATTCCAGAAGGTGATAGAGTAAAAGGAGCTATATCTATACATTCGACTAAGAGACTGTATACTACTCATTTGGAAGAGGATGGAGAAGGTACATCAGATGAAATAGAATGGGAAAATGAAAGATATAAAGTTTATTCTCTTGGAAGTTATTCAAAGTATGGATTTTATTCAGCAATAGGTATGAGGTTGGTGAGTAACTAGTGGAAGATATAGTTTTAAAACTTAGAGAAATAGAAGATTTTTTTCAAGAAATAACCTGTGAAATGCTAGGAATTGATCTAAGTAAAAAAGAAAATCAGAATAAAGTTAGAATTGCATGGCCAACAGGAGGAGCTCCAGGATGGAAAATAAATGATGATATATGTTTTCTTAGAATTACTCCAGTTGATGATTCAATGACTAGGCAACTTAATATCTGTTATGATCCTGTCAAAAATAATGAACCTTATACTAAAAAGCAGGTAGGATATACAAGAGTTCATAAGATTAATTGGACTCTATATGGTCCTAATTCATATGATAATGCAGATATTATAAGGCACTTAATATTTGATAATAATTATATGAAAAAGTTTAAAGAAAAGAATTTATTTCTTATAACAGATGTACCTATGCCAACAAGATTACCAGAATTATATAACAATCAATGGTGGGAAAGAACAGATTTCAGTGCAACATTCAATGAAGGCGTTACAAGAGTATCTGAAGTTCCTTATATAACAAGTGCAGAAATAGTTTTAAAACATAATAGATAGGAGGAAACATAATGTCGACATTACCCTTAAATGATATATGTGATATAAATGTAAGCGTTGGACCAGCAAGTGCTGTAAGAACAAACTTTAATTTAGGATTAATAGTTGGTAAATCTGACATAATTAAAATTGAAGATAGAGTAAAAACTTATCAAAAAATGGATGATTTAACTGCAGATGGATGGAAGGGAACAGAACCTGAATTCTTATCGGCTCAGAAATATTTTTCTCAAAGCCCACGTCCTTCAAGAGTAGCAATAGGACGTTGGAATTATCCAGAAGAAGGTAAAAAAGAAACAGTAGTTGAAGCAGTAACAGCATGTAGAAATTCCAATACAGAGTGGTATGGAGTACATGTGTGCGATATAACTAAAACTGAAATAATTGAATTAGCAAAATATATTGATTCAGCAAGTCCTGAATCTTATTTATTTTATACAACAAGTGATAGTGATGTAATTACTAATAGTGAAGATAATATTTTTAGTGCTTTAAAGAAAAATGGTGTTCATAGAGCATTAGGTCAATATTCTACTAAAACAGCAAATGCTGCTGTAGGAATAATGGGTGTTGCTATGGGAAGAAATACAAGTACTGCTGGAAGTGCATATACATTAGCTCATAAAACAATTGTTGGAATAGAAGCAGAACCGATTAAATCAACTGAACTTACTATAATTAAAAATAATAATGGGAATGTATATGTAAATCGTGGTTCTGTATATAACTTATTTGAAATGGGTGTTTCATCAGATGGAACTAATTTTGATGAAATACTTAACTTAGATATGCTATCAAATAATATTCAAACTGCAGTTGTAAGTGCTTTAGCAAGATCTGCGAAAATACCCCAGACTGATCCTGGTATGGACAATTTATTAAATACTATAACTGAACCGCTTGAAAAGGCTAGAGAAATTGGTTTTATTGCGCCAGGTGTATGGAATACAGAAAGTATTTTAACTGTAGAAAAAGGTGATACACTTCCAAGAGGATACGTAATTATTGCGGATAGCGTAGATAGTCAATCACAGGCTGATAGAGAAGCAAGGAAGGCACCACCAGTTTATATATTAATTAAATGTGCTGGAGCAATACAGTACGTAGCTGTAAAACTCTATGTAAATAGATAGGAGGTATAAAGTATGTCATTTAAAACATATAGTTTCGAAGATGTAACAGCTTCATGTTCTCATCCAAGTGTTGGAACAGCATCATCAACTGGTGCAGGTATGGGAAGTATTTCAGTAAATAAAGCTAATGATGATACTATACACGATGTTGCTGCAGATGGGACTGTTATGATAACAAAAGTACCTGGAACTAATGGCACTATTTCATTAGTTATGCAACAGACATCTGATTTTCATAAGTGGCTTCTTAAATGGTACAACTATGTTAAAACGGCAAGTGCATCTGAATGGGCAACGATGAATATAACAATTAAATCAAATAATTTAGGAGATACAACAATATGTACGGGAGTATCGCCACAGAAAATAGCAGATAGAGGATACGAAGCACAAGGTAAATCTGTAACATGGCCATTAATGGCTGCTGAAATAACTGAAAGTTAGGAGTGATAAATTATGAATATTCCAGAAAAAACAAAGAATGTTGAAATAAACGGAAGAAAATTTATCTTGAAGAAAATGGATGCAAGAACTGGAAGTTTTATGCTTTTTAAGTTAATGAAATTACTTCCTTCAATAATAGAAAATTTAGATATTGAAAAAATAGATTTAGAAAATTTATCGTTAGATTCATTGAAAAAATTAAATCTTACAAAAATGTTAGAACCAGTATTTGAAATGCCTGAAAAGGAATTTTCATATATTCAAGATAATTGCCTTAAGGTAGTAGACGAGTTGCTTAATGCGGGTGCACAACCAGTTTTACAAAAAAGTGGTGAATGGGGAGTAAATGATATTGCTGACAATTTAGGATTAGTTACGAATCTCACTATTCAATCATTAGCATTTAATGTGATGGGTTTTTTCGAAGGGAGTCCCTTGACTTCGCTGCTAGGGAATGTGACTTCCTTCCAGCAAAATTCAAAAATATAAATGCTTTTTTATTTGCTCCGGTAGAGGCTGGTCATTGGAATCAACATGAACTTTGGGATGGAACATATGATCTTGATGATTTATTAGATATTCATGAAATGATGTCTGTGTCTAATGAAAATAAGATGAGATCTTACGATGCAGCTAAAAAGGAGGTGTAACTTTGGCATTAGATTTGATAAAGCAGTACTTAGTTGGTATTGGTTTTAATGTAGATGAGAGCTCATTACAAAATGCAGAAAGTGCAATAAATGATGCTGGTTCTACATTAGATAAATTTGCAAAAAACAGTAGTGAGGGTTTTTCAGAAGCAGGTAGTTCTTTGAAAGACCTTTTTAAATTATTTGGTGATACAAATGGAGCTATAGGAAAACTATTCCCTAATCTGCGAGGACCATTTAAAGGAATTATTAAAGATATAGGTACAATTACTAAACTATATTCTAATTTAAAATCACACATGAGAGAAGCAAATAATCTGCAAACAGAATCTAATTCTAATAATACTGAAAAACAAAATAGTAATACTAATCATAATTCTAAAGAGATAATAAGTAATACGAATTTTTTAAGAGAAACTAATGAAAATATTAATAATACAGGTGATCAGGTAAATAATTTACGAAATATATTTAATATGTTTTCTAGTGAATCTAATAACGGAATAACTAGTTTAGTTAAATCTTTAGGTGGTCTTAAAACAACAGGTGGAGGGGCTATTACAGGTTTTTCTATAGCAACAATTGCATCATTTGCATTAATAATAACTGCAACTATAGCTGTAATTAAGGCTATAAGTAAAGTAACTTCATACCTAAATGATTTAGCTAATCAGGACATAGGATATGAGAAGCTTAGTAGACAGTTATGGACAACTAAAGAAAATGCAAAAGAAATTGATATGTCTCTTAAAACTTTAGGGGCAAGTATGCAAGATCTTTGGTTAAGTCCTACACTTCTAAAACAATTTAATCAATTAAGACAGGATTCAAAGGATTTAAAGCTTTCGCCGGAATTTAATAAAAATCTTAAAATTGTACAAGATATAAGTTTTGAATTTAAGAGATTTAAGCAGATGTTAAGTATGTTTTTTCAGTGGATAGGAAACTATATATTAAAATATTGTGCAGGTCCATTAAATGAAATAAAGAATAGTGCAAGAGGCTTTAACGATTGGCTAAAAGATAGCATTCCAGGTATAGCAAAGGCGATTGGCACTGTAATTGGAGTTTTGCTAAGAATAATACTTATTATAGGCAAAATTATTGCAGTAGTAATAAAATTGACTACACCTATTTTTTATGTTTTTAAGTTAATCGGAAAATTAGGAGATTTATTTGATAAGCTTCCAGAACCAATTAAAAGAGCTATTAAAATAATAATTTCTACAATATTAATGATTTTAAGTCCTATTTTACTTGTAATAGGTGTTATAGATGATTTGATGACTTATTTTAGAGGTGGAAAATCAGTAATTGGTAGTGCTCTAGATAAAATAAAAGATAAATGCAAAAATGCTGGTTCTATAATAAAAGGGATAATTACAGCCATAAAAGCCATATTGACTGGTGGACTTTCCTTACTTCCATGGGATAAGTATTGGGATAAGGCAAAGGAAACATTTGAAAAAATAAAAGATAAAGCAAAAGAAACATGGGATAAAGTAAAAGGATGGGCTTCAAATAAGGTAGATGATGCAAAAGAATTTATATCTGATGCAGGTGATAAAGTAAGAAGTTTTGTAAGCGGAGAAGATAAATCAAGTGTTTCCGAAAGCTATGTTACTTCAAATAATAGCAATGTATCAAATAGTACAACAGAAACCAAAAATAGCCATAATACTGTAAGCAATTCAAATGTAATTAATGTGTACGGTGGAAATGATTCAAAATCAACAGCTAATGCAGTTAACAAGAATATCACTGGGATAACAAATAGAAGTTTACAAGGGGTGTATTAATATGGCAGAAGGTATAGTTAAGACATATATAGATACAAGTCTTGGAAAATTTATATTTGATGCGTATATGAATATTAACCATGACAGTACTTTAGCAATTACTTCTCATCCGGTTCAAGACGGTGCAAATGTAGCTGATCACGCTTACATGGAGCCACAGGAAGTTACTTTTGAAGTTGGAATGAGTGATGTTATGAGTAATATATCTGGATTTGATTCTTTTACTGGAGATAATTCACGTTCAATAAGTGCATATAAAACTTTAAGAAAACTTCAAGAAGAAAGGCTTCCTATTAAAATTGTTACTAGATTATGGACTTATGAAAATATGCTAGTTGAAAACATAAGCGCTCCTGATGATAAGAAAACAGCACATGGATTAAAAGCTACAGTTACTCTAAAGGAAATACTTGTTGCAAATGTTAGAACAGTAAAAATATCAGAGAGACCACAAAAATCAGAGCAATCAAATGAAGGCGATCAGAAAGCGCAAGAAGCAGATGAAAGTTTGCTTTCTAAGTTATTAGGGTAAGGAGGTTACTAATGTACATTATTCCATTAACTCCATCACCAAATCAGACTTTTACAAGTACTATTCCTGTAAATGGAAAGAAATTAAAACTGTTTTTCTTTCTAAGATATAATACAGAACAAAAATGTTGGCAAATGGATATATCAGACTCAAATAAAAATTATTTAGTATGTTCAATTCCGCTTGTTTGTGGATGTAACATACTTGAACAATATGATTATCTTAATATCGGCTCTGCTTATATAGTAAAAGCTGATACTAATATATTGGATACAAAACCAAATGAATATAATCTTGGCGATAAGTTTATTCTTGCATGGGGTGATAATGAATGAATGTAGAAGAAACAGTGTGGAAATTCTTAAGAGGTAAAGGACTTCCAGAAAAAAGTTGTGCAGCTGTTATGGGTAATATAGAGGCAGAGTCTGAATTTAATGAAAAATTAATAGAACAAGGAAATGGCATAGGTTTTGGTTTATGCCAATGGAGCTATGAAAGACGTACTAAACTAGAAAGATATGGTACAGATATAAATCATCAACTCAATTTTTTATGGGCTGAATTAACAGGAGAAATAAGTGATACTGGTGCTTCGTTAGAATGGATTGATAAAAGTGGTTATTTATCTAGAAATAAATTTATTACTGGTGATGGGAGTGTAGAGGATCTTACAGCAGCAATGTGTTTTTGCTGGGAAAGACCAAATGCAGCAGTAGCTCATCTTGAAAGAAGGCAATCATCTGCCAATAAGTACTTACAACAGTTTACAGGAGTTACTGGAGTAGATAGCGCAAATAGCCAGTCAGAGGCAATAACAGTTGAAGCCACTAATTATGAAGTCGTAAAAGGTAGTGAAAAAGAAGGCGATGCACTTTTTGGTAGAAGATATAGGCTAACTATATCGGACAATCAAGGAAATGCTTTAGATATATCGCAACTACATTGTCTATTTGATATAACAAAAACTATACAGATGGAACCTAATTTATCAGTTATTACAGTTTATAATTTAAATGTTAAAACAGAAAATGCAATAATAGCAAGTGGAAAGAGAATAACTGTAGAGGCGGGATATGAAGGATCACAATTTGGACTTATATTTGATGGTGACATAATTCAGTGTATTAATAGTAGAGATGATGGTACTACTTGTAAACTTGAAATAATAGCATTAGATAGTGATAGAGCAATAAACTTTGATATAGCCAATTTTTCTATTGTAAGAGGTCAAACACAGAGAGACATAGTAGAACATATGTCAAATGTTGTAACTAATCCTGTTGACTTAGGAAGTATTTCTCAAAAGTTAAGTGGTCAGAAATTATCAAGGGGAAAAGTGGTATTTGGTAAAGCTTCAGATTACTATAGACAGATAGCCAAAAGCAATGACTTACAATTTTACATGGATGATGGAAGTATAAATTTAATAAGTATGGATGATTTACCAGAAGGAGAAATATTTGATTTGAGTTCAAAAAGTGGACTAATAGGAACTCCAGAGCAAAGCACTTATGGAATAAATGGTAAGTGTTTATTAAATCCTCAGATAAAGCTTAACAGTCTCATTCATGTAGATAATAAATTAGTAAGAGCAAAAAGAATTGAACTTAGTGGTTCTAGTGTTTCACCAGTTGGTGGAATATCAACATCAGTTGCAGGGGTTAGAAATAAAATTATTGCTGAAGCGAAACAAATATGTGATGATCCTAACGTCCAATATAGTCAAGAATATAGGGGACAAACTGTTGGTGGTATAAAATACTGGGATTGTTCTAGTTTTGCGAAACATTGCTATGAGGTAGCCGGGTTGTCAATAGTTGATATAACAGGACCGCAATATAATCAAGTGAAAAATGAAGGTGGGAAATTTATATCACAGTCTGAAGCACAACCAGGTGATTTAGTATTCTGGGGGAAAGGTGATGAATGTCACCATATTGCTATTTATGCTGGTGACGGATATGTTTATGCTGCAAGAGGCAGAGATGGTAAAGCACCTGCTGATCAAGTAGCTTATCATGCTTTATATGGTGAACCTGAGTTTGGAAGACCTAAATGTTTAATAGATGCGGATGGAGGGAATATTCCAACTTGCAATTCGAATACAGATAAAGGAAGTGATGAATATGATTCACAAGGATTATTCAGAGCATTAGATAAAGATGGTATCTATAGGGTAATAAGTATGCATTATGTAGGAGATACAAGAGGAAACGACTGGTATATAAATTTCGAAACTATAGATCAACTTGGTGGAGCTATAGCATCAGTATCAAATTAGGGAGTGATTATTTGTGAGAAATTTAAGTGAAATAAGTAATTCAAAAAGTGAATTGTATAGGAATATGGGAGATGGATGGAAAAGTACTTTAAGAGTTGCATGTCCTGGAATAATACAATCATTTGATTCTAATGAACAGACAGTAATTGTTCAATTAGCATTAAGAGAACAGATATCTGATTATGAATATAATAAGCACTGGACGGATATTCCGTTACTTCTAGATGTTCCGATAGTTGTTCCACGTGCAGGAGGATATTCGCTTACAATGCCTATAAAGCATGGTGATGAGTGTTTAGTTATATTTGGTGATATGTGTATAGATTCTTGGTGGGAACTTGGAGGAGTACAAAATCAGTTGGAAAATAGAAGGCATGACTTAAGTGATGGTTTTGCAATACTTGGAGTATGGTCTCAACCACGAGTATTGCAAAATTATTCAACAGATTCGTGCCAACTTAGAAATGAATCAGGGACAAGTTGTATTGAACTAAAGGATAATGAAATAAATATTAACTCTCAAAAAGTTAATATTAATGGAATTAGTTTTAGTGAGCATAAGCATAACTTTAATGATTCTTCAACATCAACTCCAATAGGAGGAATTTAAATGAGATATAGAATGTTAGATATAGATGGAGATTATCAATTTGGTAAGGGACAACAGAATTTTACTTATGGAACTTATGCAGTAGCACAAGCAATAAAAACACGCTTAAAATTATTAAAAGGTGAATGGTGGGAAAATACTTCAGAAGGTCTACCGTTGTTTGAACAAATAATAGGTGCTAATGGAAGCCAAGAGGATTTATATATTGTTGACTCTATTATAAAAGAAAGAATAATAGGAACAGAAAATGTAAAATCAATTCAAAGTTTCAAAAGTGAATATATAAATAGAACTTATACTTTTTCTTGTGTTGTAAATACAAAGTTTGGAGAAGTAACAGTGACTATGTAGAAAGGAGATGTGTATATGACTTATTTTGCTCCGTATATTGATGAAACAGGATTTCATATGCCTACCTACATTGATATAAGAGATAAGCAGATAGATGATGCAAAAAATATATTTGGACAGGATATTTATCTTGGAGAAGATAGTCAAGATTATCAGTATATATGTACAGTAGCTGAAAAAATATACGATGCATTTCAAGTTGCACAGCAGGTATATAATAATCGTGCTCCTAATTCAGCGATTGGGGCCGGACTTGATAGTATAGTTAAAATTAATGGTATTAAGAGAAAAGCAGCAACTTATAGTAAGTGTAATGTTACAGTTATGGGTACTGCAGGCATAGAAATTAAAAATGGAATAGTAGTTGATAAAGGTAATATTAAATGGGATTTGCCAGCTTCAGTTAAAATTCCCGATACTGGAAAGATAGTAGTAGAAGCAGTATGCCAAATAGAAGGTCCAATTGTATCTAATCCTGGAGACCTTACAGGGATATACAATCCTACTTATGGTTGGAATGGTGTATATAATTATGAAAATGGTTCTTTAGGATCTAAAAAAGAAGATGATTTAAAATTGAGAAAGAGGCAATCGGATAGTACTGCTCAACCATCCAGAAGTATCTTAGACGGAACTTCTGGCGCTGTAGCTAAAGTTGATGGAGTAACAAGATCATATGTGTATGAAAATGATACAAATTTAGTTGATTCTCTTGGATTACCACCACATTCAATTACTGTTGTAGTAGAAGGTGGAACAGATGAAGATATAGCAAGAGCAATACATATTCATAAAGGTCCAGGATGCTATAGTAATGGAGATGTTAGAATTGATGTTACTGATTCTAAAGGACAAATTTCATCTATTGGATTTTATAGAGCTAAATATGTAGATATTGATGTGACCGTTAATATAAAGGCTTTAGATAATTACACAACTGCTATTACAGATAATATTAAAAAAAGTATAGAATCATATTTAAATAGCATGAAAATCGAGAATAAGAAGTTAGTTGTTTCATCTTTATGGGGTGTATCACTTCAAGCTATGTCTGATTTATCAAATCCGACATTTTCTATAACTTCAATTACTGCTTCAAGACATGGAAAAATTCAATCAACTGATGATATTGAATTAGCGTTTAATGAGACTTGCCGAGGTAATGTTAATTATATTATTGCTAATGTATTGTAGGTGATTTTATGGCGATAGATAAATATTTAAATAGTGTAACATCTCAACATAGAGATAAGAAAAAATTTATAGCATGGTTAAGTAGTAGTTTGACTATTATAGACCATGCTTATATTATGACTAAAAACATAGATAATGATTTTGATTTAGATAATGCGCTTGGAGTTCAATTAGATATGCTTGGTCAATCTATAGGAAGAAAACGTATGTTAACATTCCAGCCTTTGAATGACCATAATCCTGTAATGGATGATGAAACCTACAGACTTGTATTAAAAGCTAAGGTTGCTATGAATAACTGGGATGGAAAAACAGAATCTGCATATGAAATATGGGATAACACATTTAAAGATATAGGCCTGCAAATACAAGATAATCAAGATATGAGCATGACAGCTTATGTTACCGGATATGTTAATCAGATAAGGCAAGATTTAATTCAACATGGTTATATAGTTCCAAAACCTGAAGGTGTAAAAATTAACTATATAGGTAAAACACCTATAAATTTTAATAAGTATTCATATATAGTTGTATCAAGTCAGCAGACAACAACTATTAATATGATATTTGATCCTGTAGAACTAATATCTATGAAAGAAATTTCTAGAATTACTGTACAAGGTATAAATATTAATACAATAAGGTGCGAAGGAGGAAAATAAATGGCAATATTTAACAATATGTCAATAACCAATAAAGGACAGATATTATATGCTAAGGCACAAGCTGGTACTAAATTAAATTTTACAAAAATTATGGTTGGTTCTGGTCAGATTGAAAATAGAAATCCAGCAACATTATTAGCTTTACTTGAGCCTAAATTCAGTATAGGAATACAGTCAATAACCCCTAACACTGAATTAAAGACAGCTACAATTTCAGCTACTATTAATAATAGCGAAGTAACTGAAGCTGTATATATTTGTGAAATCGGATTATATGCAGAAGATCCAGATGATGGAGAAATATTATATGCATATGGAAGTGCAGGAACATATGGTGATTATTATGCGCCAGCAAGTCAAGGTGCATATAGTTGGAATTATCAAATTAATGCGGCTATTGGTAATGCAGCTAATGTTACTATTGAGTTAAGTAACTTATCTTATGATTATGCTGTTATTAATTCAAATACAACATTTACAGTTATAGGCGGCGGTAATCAAAAGGAAATTAATAAAAGTATAGATAATAAAATATCTGAACTTACTAAAAAATCGAATGATTTGACAAGTGATAGTTATCCAATAGTAGAAGCAACAGGAACAAATGCTTATATAGGAGCAAGTGCAAGAATAAAAGCAGTAGGAAAGGGTACAAGATGTACGCTATTTGTTGGAACAGCAAGTAATGGTAATTGTAGTTTAAACTTAAATAATTCTGGAGCAGCAGCCATTAAGGACAGCAATGGAAATGTAGTTACAAATATGAAAGCTAATATTCCTTATAATCTCTGTCATAATGGCTCGGATTTTATATTACAGGGTAAAGGAGGTGGTGGAAACTTAATCCCTAAGTATTTATTAGCTGGTTATTATGGAGAAGGTGATAATGGACGAGTAGATGGTGCTATGGTTAATAGAGGTGCACCGACATCTAATTTAAATTGTGGAGGAGTTGTTAATTTACAGGAAGGTTATTATGCTGGTGGACAAATTATAGCTAATAGTTTAGCAAGTCAAACTCCAGCAAATGCAACTGCTGCACAAATTTTAGCTGGATATAGTGCTTGGGTTAATGGGATTAAAATAAGTGGAAATGCTACAATACAAAGTTTGGGTGGAAGTACTTTTGTTAGCGGAACAGGGTCTGTAACATTAACAGAGAAACAAAGTCGTATATTGGTAGATTTCTCTGCAAAAGTTCCTTCTACTGTTAGAGTTATTTGGGGCAAATTCACTTCTGGAAGTTCATTCTATTTTGTTAACTTTAGAAGTGAAACTAGTGGAACTTTCAAGCCAATAGTATGGGATAAGTATTATAGCAAATATGCAGATGAAAATCCAGTTGCTATCACTGGAATTAATCTGGGAGATGGAGATTCATCTCATACTTGGTCTGCTGGAACTTATACTTATACTTGGTATGCGATTTAAAAAGGAGTAATAATTCATGAAAACATTAATAGTTTATGATTCGAAAGGAAATTTAGTTTTTACACAAACAAATGCATTAGAGAAATATAACTGTATTGTAGAAGATGTAGCCGATAATAAAGAAATTATTGGAGTAGATATATCCACAAGAAAGTGTATAACAGTAGATAGACAAGCAACTACAGAAGAAAAAGAACAACTTAAGAGAGAATTAAATGAAAAGAATATTGAATTAGAAAATACAAAGCAGGAATTGTTAAAAACACAGGCTGCTGTAGTGGATGTAACTTATAATAATTTATTAAAATAGAGAGGAAGATGTAAAATGACTAAAATTTTAGAAAACTTAATTAACAACAAATATTATTCAACAAAGGAAGAAGTAGAACAGAAGCTAAATGTATTTTTTGCATTTAATGTTCTTACTCAAGAAGAATATACAAAATTAATGCAGCTTGCAGACGAAAAGTACAAAGAAACTACTACAGAAGAAGCAGTTACAACAGAGTAGAATGTAATCAAATAAAAGGTTAATAGGAGAAAAGTTTAAGCACCAGTAGGTGTTTTTATTTTGCTCAAAAATCCAAGCGTTTGGAAATATGAAAAGGAAGGTGACACATGAATGAGCAGGAGACTATACAAGAAATTAAAGAAAGGTTAGTGAGAATTGAAATACTGTTAGAAAAAATACAGAAAACTGGGATGAAAAAATTAAAGTAGCAAATCACAGAATTTCAGATTTAGAGGATACTATTAAGTGGATTTCTAGAACTGCAATAGGTGGAGTTATAACAGGATTAATAGGCATATTATTTGCCTTAATAAAATAATAGAAATGAGGAATGTAAACATGGAAATGAATTTAATGGAGTATGTGCCAAGTCACTTAGCAATTTTAATTGCATGTATTTATGTTGTAGGAGTATTTCTTAAGAAGTTAAATAGTGTACCAGATAAGTATATTACTATAATTCTTATGCTGTTTGGAATTACTTTTGCTGTGTTACTAAGTATAATAAACGCTCAATATAAAATAGCTTTAGATGTAATTGTTAATGGTATATTACAGGGGATATGCTGTTGGGGGATATCTGTAGGAATTAACCAGACAGCAAAGCAGTTAAGCAAAAACGATTAATTAAAGGAGTAGCCAGTTAGGTTACTCTTTCACATTATATAATATAAATTTAATAAGGAAGTGTTATATATGAAATTTGGAATAGATTTAGGACATGGAGTAGGTAAAGATCGTGGAGCAGTAGGAAATATTGCAGAAGAAACAATAATTAATTCTGTAGGAAGTTTTGTTATAAGCAAATTAAAAGCATTAGGACATAGTGTTATTGAATTAAGACCAGACAGTGCCACTAGCGTTCAAGATAGCTTATATCAACGTTATACTAAAGCAGATTATTACAATGTAGATATGTGCGTAAGTATACATGCTAATGCAGGTGGTGGAATTGGAACAGAAGTATTTACATATGGTGCTAAAGAAGTACCACAGGCAAGAGATGTATTAAATAATATTGCGAACTTAGGATTTAGAAACAGAGGAATAAAAGATGGCTTAAGTTTGGCTATGGTTAAAAGGCCAAAGGCAACAGCTATGCTTATAGAAATATGCTTTGTAGATAGCACAGATGTGAATTTATATAATACACTTGGACCAGAAGTAATTGCTACAGAAATAGTATTAGGGTTAACAGGAGAAGTTGTTTGTACTACAAAAGGTGAATGGATACTTGATAATACTGGTTGGTGGTACAAACATATAGATGGTAGTTATACATCTAATGGATGGGAGAAAATAGATAATAAGTGGTACTTATTCAATGCTCAAGGCTATATGCTTTATTCATGGCAATATAGCTGTGGAGGGAATTGGTACTATTTAGGCAGTAGTGATGATGGTTCCATGAAAACAGAATGGGTGCTTACTGATGGAAAATGGTACTACATGAATGCTGATGGTGCAATGCAAGTAGGTTGGCAGAAGATAGATAATAACTGGTACTATTTTGGTAATTCTGGAGCTATGCAGACAGGCTGGATAAAAGACGATAGCAAAGATTATTTACTGTATTCTAATGGAACCATGGCATGCAATACTGTAGCTTATGGATATAGATTTGATTCAGATGGAGTTGCTACTAAAATTTAATATGATATAAACCAGTAAAGGTAGCATATAAGATTAATTTATTATGTGCTACCCTATTTTTATTATTGTGATTTATTAGAAAAGATATGTTTTAAAAATAAAATATTGTTCTATAGGATACTCAAGTTCTCTTAAACTTTTAGCTTCATACAACATACAAGTAACAATTTATTGGTCTGAATACTTAAGGGGACATCCTCTATTTTTTTATCATTTGAATTTAATTTAGCAAAAGCAACTTCAACTTATTTAAAAATTTTACAATAAGAATTTTACTGGTTTTATGGAAATATTAAAAAAGTATATAGACAAAAGTGTATATTATACCTTATTATAGAAAATGAGGTCTATAAATGTAAAAAATACTGTTATATTTATAGACTATAGGGGAATTACAAGAAATATTCTAAACTATAAATAGGGGAGATGAATAAAAAATGTCTAGAAAAAGATATACTAAATCAACAGTTATTGCTTTAACTGCAACTACAATTTTTCAATCAACATCAATGGTAACAAATTTATTTGATGTTAATGCTTTTGCAGTAGATAACATACAAACAAATGAAAAAGTGGAAATTTTAAATTCAGAAATAAAATTAGCATCAGCTGATGCAACCATAAGAGAAACAACATCATCTGCAGTAGAAGTGTTAAAAGACTCTTCTTTAGATGAACAACAGGCTAAAATAGAATCAAATATTGAATCTTTATTATTTGATGCAATGACTAATAGAGATTATAGGGTGATAGTTAGGAAAATTGAATCAGAATTAAAATCCTTGAAAAATGAAGAAAAGAAAGAATTTTATAGAAAAGAAATAACTGATCTGAAGGCTTGTAGAAATGTTTTAAGTGAATATGATGAAATTATTTTAGAATCTATGTCTGATGTTGAGTTACAACATAGTGGAAGTAGCGAAAATTTAAATACTATATATGAAAAATTGATAAATATAAGAACTGGTTTACAAGAAAAAAGTAATCTGAATGTATTAATTCAAGAAAAAATAGATGAAATTAATAATATAAAATCTGCTTGTAATAATATTAGAACTGCGCTAGCAAAATTATTAAAGAAACAGATAGATAATGAAAATCAAATTCAAAAAAATGGCTATGCTTATATTGAAATTACCAATTCAGAAAAGAATTATGTTATGGAACTTATTAATGACTTAGAGAGAATAAACTATAATTTAACTAATGTTATAAATAATTATAAAACTGAATTAGAATCTGCTAAGAAGGTAGAATTTAAAGAAGAGCGTGAAGCCTTAGAAGAAGAAAAAACTAAAGCAGAAAGGCTTATTGAATCAAATAGAGGATATGGATTAGAATCATTAAAAGAACTTGATAAATTATTACAAACAGCTGAAAATGCATTAAATCAAAATCAAAGAAGTGTATTAATTGATAATAAGGAAAATTTAGAAAAATGGTATTCAAAAGCAGCAATCGAATGCAAAGCTGCAAAAGTGATTTTTGAAAATAGAAATTTTCCATTAAAATCACTAGAAAATTTAAAGCAACAATTAAATAAATCTAATAATAATAATGATTTAAGCAAAGAAAAAATAAAATACTTTGAAGACAGTATAGATGCATTAATTTATGAAGTTGAAAAAGAATGCAATAATTGGAAGAAAGCAAATCCATTAGAAAAAGTTAATGTGGTTTTAGAGAAAGATAATGAAGATAGAAATAATATAAATAAGGATATTAATCTAAGAAATGAATTAATTGGATTAGAAAAACCAATAGATAAATTGGAAGATAAGAATATTAAGGAAATTCCTAATTTACCAATAAAGGTAGATGATAAAAAGAAAAGAATAGATCAAGTAGAATTACAGGAATTAATGAATAAATATACAAATAAATTGCAAATTTTTAAGAAAAGTGGGAATAAAGATATTAATTTAAGAAATGAATTAATGGAATTAAAAAAACAATTAGAGAATTTGGGTAATAAAGATATTGAAGAAATTCCTAATTTGGTACAAGAAGAGAATAGTGTTAAGAAATCTCCTGCTATATATAAAAGAACTGGTGGTGGAGGCGGAGGGGGATCATCTTCCACAAATAGAGCTGAAAAAACTGAAGCCGTAGATAAAAAAGTTGAAATTAAAGAAGATAAAGTAATTAAAGAAGAAAAAGAAGTTGAAGATAAAAAGCAAGGCTGGATAGAATCTTCGAATAATTGGACTTTCTATAATCCTGATGGAAATAAAGTGAAAAGTGAATGGATTTATACTGGAGATAAATATTATTATATAAATGATGATGGTGCTATGGAATCTAATAAGTGGATTAATCATTTAGGAAAATGGTATTTTTTAAAAAATGATGGTTCAATGGCCAGTTCAGAATGGTTTTCTCCTAATGGGAATTGGTATTTTTTAGATGATAATGGTGAGATGGTTACAGGTTGGCGAAATATTAATGGAAATTGGTATTATTTAAATCCAATATCAGATGAAAATGAAGGTGTTATGAAAACAGGTTGGATAAATGATGGATATAATTGGTATTATATGTATCCGAGTGGAGAAATGGCACATGATACATATATAAATGGATATAAATTAGATTCTAATGGAGCTTGGGTAAGATAATATTTAATAGCTTTCTATAATTAATATATTATAGAAAGCTATTTTTTGGTTTAAAAAACGTGGATACTTAATGAAACATTATTTTTTACGAATATTGTATAGGTAGTTTTGTACAAGGATTAATGATTAGATTTATTTCTTATGTGCTGCCTTTATTTTTTGCTAGTATGTTAGATTAATTTCTAGCTTACTGGCTTATTTTTGTTTTATATACAATATGGTATAATATGGATTAGTGTGTAAAAATAAGGGGGGATTAACTTTGAATTTTAAAAATAAAACAGTACTAGAGAAAATTTCGTTGGTAATTATCATACTAACAGTAATTTGTTTAATTGAGGCAACATTTCATTATATTATTTTCCCAATTGATTTTAGTAATCCTAATTCAAAATATTCATTTATGAGTGAATATACATATATAATTGTTTTAATTTGTGGATATATATTATCGTGGATTAGTTTTATATTAGGAATTGTTATGTTAATTCAAAAGAAGTTAAGCAAAAAAATAGCAATAATATCATTACTAACTGGTTTACCTATTGTATTAACTTTTATAATTAGTTTTGTACAAGGATTAATGATTAGATTTGGTATATGAAAGAATGGCAGCATGTGAGATTAATTTATTATGTGCTGCTTTTATTTTTATGCCTAAATTTATATAAAAACTTTTAAATAAAATATAGAATAGTTAAAATATTATGGAAAAAGTGTACAATCTGTAGTATTATGTAAATGCAACCAATAAAAAGAACTCATAGTATTACCAATTGATTATGAGTTCATTGTTGTAATATTAGTATTTAAATTATATTTATTATAACATATTATTGGTTAAAAATGTGATAATAATGGAGGAATATATGAGTAAAAAGTCAGTAAGATGTTATGTTAGTAGAATGAGAGATGATAAAACAAAATTAAATATGGATGTTTATAAAAATATAATTGAGGAAATTTTTAAATCTGAAGAGGTGAAGTTAATTGGAAATACAAATAAATGTTTAATATATAAAGGTAATGATGATAATAACTATTTATCATTAGAATATATAAAAAAGATTGAAGATATAGAAATTGATAGTAATTATATGTTTTTTAGAATAGGAAGAGAAAAGGATATAGAAGGTGCATTGAAAAGAAATATTCAGACCTTTGAGGGAAAAGAGATCATTGATAAATCAGAACAAGATGAATATAATCTGGAAATTTGTACATATATATTAATAGATTTAAGTAATGGAGTAGCATCTGAATTATATGGTAGATTTGCTCCTAGCGTTAATGCATTTACATATGTAATAAATAGATTAATGGAGAAAAATAGTGATAAATATAAAAATATATCATTACACTATGCTAATATAATGACAGAAGAAATGATTAATGCCTATGCAAATAATGCAGATAGATTAGGAAAATTAGTATATCAATTTGAAAAACCTGATGTAGAGTTTTTGAAAAAATTAAAATTAACAGATTCTCAGATAATAGCTCTGAGGGATTTAAATGTACTTGAAGTTGAAGTGACATTGAAAGGAAAAAATAAAATACCACTTTCTGATAATGCATTAAAAATAAAAAATGTATTGGAAGAATCTGCAAAATTACCACAAAAAATAAAAGAAAACTTAAAAGTAATAGGAAAAGCATCTAAGTCAGATACAAAAACATATACGTTTACTGAAGAAAAAGTAACATATTATATTGACGTACCGTCAATAAAAAGAGAAGATGGGGAAATTAAAAAACTTACAATAGAAGAAATAGGAAAAGAAGTATATAATAGAATATATACTTTGTATACTGACAATAAGGATGACCTAGAAACATATATATCTAAATAATATTTATAAGGAGGAAAAAGTGAATGAATGTTGTTTTATCTGCAATTCTTTTTATAGCAGGAACTGTATTTCTTGGTAGTAAAGTTAATTTGGAAATAATATATCGTAGTCAATTTAATGTTATAACCATAAATACTGTTATTATAGGATTTTTATTCACTTCGTTGTCTTTACTTCTTGGGTTTTTTAAAGAAGACTTATTGGAATATTTAGAAGATATGGATTGCATGGAGAAAATATACAAGAAAATATCACATGGAATAGGATTGGCATGTGTAACTATTGCAATATGTTTTTTTAATTTATTATATATTTATAATAAACCCGAAATTGCAAGTGTAAATAATTATTTTTTAGCAATTGAGGTAACTTTGGTAATATTTGTTTTTGTGAATTTTTTACTAGCACTTATAAATGTAGAAATAGTTATAAAGTCAATTCGAAAAGAGCGAAAGAGAAAAAGAGATGAAGAACGAGCAAATAAAAAAATTAATGGTAAGTTAAGTAAATAA